TAAGTAGTATTAGGGCTAAATAATTGTAACCCAATATTTCCACTACCTTCAATAGTCACATCATCGTGATTTGAGTTTGGAATGTAAGTACCTCCACTACCTGTTTCTATATGTAGTTTTGATTGAGGAGCGCTATTTCCAATACCCACTTTACTATTTGCAAAGTAAGCATCACCTCCGCCGCCATTTACAACAAAATCAGTTGATCCAACTCTAAATTGTTCTGGTGGTATTAATACAGTAGAACTGGCAGCCCCAGGATCTGTAGCTGTTGCTCCGCTGTTAGTCCAAGTACCAGCTGAATTTTCAACAACATAAAAACTACCATTTCCAGTAAATTGAGGAAAAAGTACATATAAAGTATAAGCTGTTGCAGAAGTGCCTGCTGCATTTCCTACCCATTTTATGTTACCACCACCTAAAGAACCACTTGGACCAGTAGTATAAAAACTACTATCAGCAGCAAAACCATTTGCATCAGTACTACCACCATTAGATGTTTTAAATCTTAGATATACCTCATAGTTTTGACTTATACTTGCGTTATAGCCATTGTTAGATACAATTTTTATAAAAATACTTTGACCGCCTTGAGCTGCCGTAAACGTCCCCATATTTCTCCAAGCAGCACCACTTCCTACTGCTCCTACAGAATATACTGAACTAAAACCTGAAAACCAATTTACACCAGTGCCTGTCGAACTTAAAACTTGTCCTGACAAACCCGCATCTCCACTTGTATCTAAAAATTTATCTAATATTTGAAGCTCTGTGCTTATTTTTTTTATTTGTGCCATATTTTATGCGTAAGTTGAATTAATTGAGTGACCAGTTGCTTGTACTACAACTCTTGGACTATAACTTTGAGTTGAAGATCTTGCTTTAAATGTAAATGTAATTGTAGTGCCATCAGCTGAAGCACTTACATCTAAATCATTAGTACCCTCATCTATAACTTTTCTAGGTCGCCAAGTTGTTCCATCACCAAAACAACTATATACTATTCTTTGATATTTACCCGTACTTCCATAACATTTAAATTCAAATCCTGCAGAAGCACCATTAAATCCAGTTGTTAACCCAGCGACAGCGTATCCTGTTGTACTTAAACTTCCTGCTGCTTTTGAATATGTAACTAAGCCACCAGCTTCTATACCACCTGATACACTTAGTTTGTAAATTGGGTTAGTCGTATTAATTCCTAAATTACCGTTATTAAGAATAGTTACTTTAGTACCTCCACCTGTTAAAAAGTAATAACCATAAGACTGATTGTTAAAAGTAGAAAAACCAGTTGAAGGATTGTATAACTGCATATTAGCATAAGAAGAATTGCCTGTGTTACCATAGATATTTCCTTGACCAATAACACCAACATATCCTATATCTCCATTAACGGTTAATGCGTTTGCAGGATTAGTGGTATTAATACCAACTTTTCCACTACGTCCAGTTAAAGTATTTGTTAACGTACCGTCCTCCATTGTCATTAAAGTAAGTGAACCGTCTTCACTTCCGTCTGTTACATCTTCTGCTTTAGCTGTCCAAATAGCATATCTTGTGTCTTGATCTGCATCATTGAATGCGTTAAAATCTTGAAGACCAACCTCTTCCCCATCAGCAGGAGCAATGTTATGTTTTAGTCTTAACCAAGGTCTTGCACTTGATGCAGAGCCAAAAATCATTTCAGCATCACCATCTGTAACATTAAGTCTACCGTTTGTACTATAAGATCCAATAGCTACTGATCCAGGAATTATAGCGTTAGAACTTCCATATTCTGCTATGCCTGTTAAAGTAACATCGTCGGTTAATCCCGATGGGTCAGAAGTTGTTATTTCCATATCCCACCCAGTTGTAGGTATAGTATCTAAATAAATACTATCTGCGTCTATAACAACACTTGTGTAGTAATCCCAAAAAGTAGTATCAGTACCTAATATTATGTAAAAAATATTTGTAGTACTATTATAACACAGCCTAACTTCATCTACATCAAACGGTGGATTACCTGTAAGTATAGCCCCGCCTATTTGTTGCCATCCTCTATTAATACCAATTCTAAGGTAACCTGATACTGTTAAATCCCAAGACTCATCATATTGCCATCCTGAAATTTTAAATTTACCCATAGCTCCTTGGGTCATTGCTGGAGTCTCAATTACTAATTTACCAGTGCCTGTAGCTCCTCCTTTAGCAAATGAAGCAATGTTTATATTTCTTCTTAACTGTGAATCTGGCGAACTGCTTACTATGTTTTTAATTTTTACAGCTCCCCCGCTTACCCCTAACTTAGCGTTATTAGTTCCGTCACTAATACCAACGTTACCTATAGTTGAAATATTTAAAAATGTAGAAGCTCCATCATTACCAGTAACTTTAAACGTACCTGCTCCTGTGCTATATTGAGTATCTATACTTAAAGTTCTTGCTGAGCTATCCCACATAAGTGTAGATCCTGCATTATGCCAATCCCCTATTGTTATTTTTGGATCAGCTTGTTCGCCTCCCATTATATTAACGCCATAGTATTCATCAGTTGCAGCATTAACAGCAAAGTTACCTACAACGTGAAGATTTCTTAAAGGAGATGTTGCTCCAATACCCACCTTACCTGTATTATCTATAACTAAATCAGCAGTACCACTATTAACCCCTGTGCCTGTTGAATTTGTAACTGGATTTGTAGTTGCATCAACAGATCTGATAATTGCAAACTTATTATTATCTAAGGCATTGGTTATTAAAAACTGTCTCGCACTACCTGTCATATTAGAAGTAGAGCTTAATAATATTTGTCCATAATCACCATACCAAGTAGTACCGTCAGAATAATTATTTTTACCCGCAACCACTAACTTGTTTTCAAAATTAGTAGTGTTAGTCCCTACGTTTCTACTTCCGATTGAAGCGCTTGACAATACATCTAACATATAACTAGAACTTGTACCCCCAAGAATTAATTGGTTGTCTACTACAACACCGCCATCTGCAACTGACAACTCAGATGTAGTGCCTACATATAATTTTCTATTCTGTGAATAATCTATTCTTGATGCCATATTATATTAATCTTACAAATTTAAATACTACGTTACTAGCTGCGCTATACGTTCTGTTACACATAATTTCAAGCTTTAATTCATTACCTTCAGCACTTGCTGTTTCTCTTGTTCTTAAGTATATAATACCTTGGTTAGAAGCGTGACCGTTTCGATGCAACACTATTTCAGATTCAGTACCTTGTCCAGTGTCGTTTGTACTACCAGCGTGCCAGCTCATAATTCCAGAATATTTTACATCATATTGTGTTCCTCCAACGGCAAAATCATTAACAACTGCTTGCACTGTGTAAGTTCCAGTATCTGTTATAACATCATCTCCTTTCATAACTTCAGAATACGTTCCTGCTGTAGAGGTAAATGCGTAAGTAGTTGTAAATGCTCCATTTGGTATTAAGTCATACAATGAATCTGCTTGTGAAGTTATTGGCGCAGGCGTAGAATTTGTTTTAACTACATTTCCAGAGGCGTCTGTTCCTAATAAATAAGTTGGAGTGCCTGTTTTATTTGCGCCGTCATAAGCGTCAAATTTTACTGCTTGAACAGAATTAACGCTTATAGAGGTACTATAAACACCACTTCCTAATGTTTGTATTGAAAAAAAACCGTCTGTTCCATTAACTGCTAATCCACCAGAAACTCTTGATCCGTCTATATATGTAGATCCTTTTAAACTTCCAAGTCCAAGAAGACATCCATTAGCGCCAAATACATCTACATCTAAACCTCTATTTAATTGTAAAGGAAAAGCGCTTGTATCTGTAAATCTTGATGTCCCTGAGTTACCAACTATAACAGTACCGGCCACATTTAATTTACCGGTACCTATCGCACCAATATTTACGTTACCGGCGAAAAAGTTTTTTTGCGCAGTACTAGCTTGATATATACCATAATTATTAGTAATTACAGCACCTGTAGCCGTAACATTTGGGTTAGCTATCCTTAAACTCGCCCATTCAGAAATTGTAGTATTCGCTAAAACAGTTCCTTCTGTGTATATTAAATTTGTTTGAGTAGTACCTTGAAGGTTTGTACCATCGTGCATAAAACCATAATAATATGTGCCTGCTGAACCATCACCTGATATTCTTATACCAACTCCATTGTGTGAGCCTATTACATTTATTTTACCACTTGGATTATCTGTTCCGATTCCTAATCTACCACCTATTGTAACATTTGCAACATTATTAGGATTAGTTCCATCTACACCATTTGTGTTTTTAAATCTATACCAGGTGTTTGCAATTCCTGATCCAGGTGTACTTGTTTGGGTAAATATAAATTCAGGAGTTCCTGAGTTGTACCCAGTATAAGACATTTTAATAGAATCGTAAGCTGAATTATCTCCTAAATTAGATAAAAACATACCCGAAGATCCACCTGCTATATGAAGTTTTGCATTAGGTGAAGTAACTCCACCAACACCAAGACTGGGTATTATATAATTACTATTAGTAGCACTAAGCCTTACCTGAGTAGATCCACTATTCAATCTTAACTGTAAGCTACCGTGACTACTTTCTTGACCTATACCTACAATAGGAACTCCATTACCTGAATGCTGTAATACTATCTGGTTCACACCATTACCAGCCTTAGCTTTTACCATAAATTTATCAGTAAAAGTTGCGGATTGTACCTCGCCTATACTTACATTGCCAGTTAATTCATCTGCATAAACGTTAGAGTTTAGCTGTATATAATCTGGCTGTAGATTTTCTAATATATTGCTTTTATATTCCATCTATTCGTTTATTGTAGTTAGCTTAACACATTGATCATCTGTCAAAGCGGTAGGAGACATAAATATATTCCTAATTCTCATAGTTCCAAAATCTGATCTTATAACAAGTTTATTTATATCCGCCCAAGCTGTACCTGTAACTGTTTGACCGCTTTTTACTCCATCTTTAAAAAAACTACCACTTGTTAAACTATTTAATCTCCATATTACTTTTGTATTAACACCATCTGTCGTTGAAAAACCTGACGCTCCCCAAGTATCTGCAAAACCTATTTGTCTTACATAGAAATAACCTCTACCTATTATAGTTGGAGATTGGTGCCATTGTAGCGTATCTCCTGCATTTGTATAGTTATTACTAAATTCTACCATAAGTGTTCCAGCAGTTGCATTAGAAGCTATGGTATTTGTAGCCATATGACTCAAAGATATTATTTCATTATTTCTTGTGACAGCCCCATCATAGGTAGGGATGTGACTTGTTACAATAGGTGCAGTTTCTAATTGAATTCCGTAGTATTCAGTATAATTATTTACATCTCCAGCATAAGAACTTAAATCTGAAACGGGTAAGTAAATATCCATACTCGTTGCTGTTTGTGTAGCGGCAGGTGTTTTAAAACCTGCTCTATACCAACCACCGCCTACGTCTTCTATAAAAGCATCTGTATTTGCACTAATTGTTCCGTTGTTAAGATTAACTGTTACGTTACTTCCTATAGTGTTGCTCTGCGTATATATAGTAACAGAAGATGATGTTCCTTTTTTAATATAAAAAGAAAGAAAATATTGTGTTCCTGAAACTACAGAACAGTTTACGTGACCGTAATGCTGATTACTTGTTGCAGTCTCATTTATTTTTATTCCATTTAATATTCCTTCAGGACTTAAAGTAAATGATTGAGTTACGTTAGTAAGCCCAGCCATTTTAGCGCTACAATAAACTACATTTGTAGATGTTTTTTCTAATAGTAATTCAGGTACTCCATTTTTATAATCTATTCTTGGAACATTTGTTGTTTCACCTCCGTAAAACATAGAGGAGGTAGTTGCATTGTATTCTCTTACCCCTATCCCACTTTCTATCTGAGCATTAACAATATATATATTACCTGTTCCATCCCCTGTGTATGATGGTACATTATCTGCATCGGCAACTCCAAAGTAATATTCATAAGGAGGATTATGATCAAAACTTGCAGAACATCTATACCAACCATTACCTATAACTTCCATAGAAGCTGTTATACCTTCTACAGTACCTACAGTTCCTGCGGATAAATTAAAAAATGTTTCTTTACTTGTAGTTCCCTCTACACCTCTAAGGTATAAAAAACTTTTTGTACCAGCTTTTGCATATACTGAAACCGTAACGACACCACCTATGCCAGTTGTTTGTCTAACAAAATGTTGTGCTGTTGAAGCAGTGTCTTGTAACTTCCAAGCTGTACTTTTACCGAAGTAATCAGCTTGACCCCAAGTAACTGTGGCATCTCCTAATGTCCAATAAGATGAATTATTAAATTCATTACTATATCTTATATAGTTTTCAGTTTGTCTTACTATGTAACCACTTGAAGCAACCCTTGAAGCTTTTGTTGCTCTTGTAAAAGAAAAATCCCCTGAGTTATTTTCAGGTCTTACAGAAGAAACTTCTGACGTCTGAGTTGCTACAGGAGACATTATAAGAGACATACTATTAAGTAAGTCTTGTTGAATTAACTGAGCAAATTGAGAACCTATTGTACTTGGATATACTGTTCTATTGGTTCTATAGTATTTTTCTCGAATGTTAGCAGCATAGCTTTCCCCTAATGACATATTCATTGGAGTTGGACCACCTGTAGATAATACACCTGTAGCGCTTGACGTTACTATACCTGCTGTTAAATTTCTTACCCTTGCATTGCCATCAACATCTAATTTTTCTGACGGTTGAGTTGTATTAATACCTACGTTGCCCCCGTTTTGTAAAGTAAAAAGTAAATTACCTGAAGTTACATTTTGCCAATAAGTAGCGTCATTATCTGAATGAAACCCCCATTTTTTAGCGCTAACTCCTGTTCTTTGGTAAGTAAAAGAAGTTGAGGAAGTATTTGATACTTCCAAAGGTACTGTAGGAGTAGTATCTCCAATACCCACATAACCGTCATCATTTATTGTAACAGCTATACTTGAGTTGTTTACAAGGTTTATTTTTGAACTTGGTCTATTGTTTACAATATTCATCTCACCGTAAGAGCCATATCTAAATGGACCTGCTCCACCTGAGTTCATCTCTATATCGGCTGTTGTAGAACCAGCGTTCATACCCACTCTAAACATAGCTGATCCACCAACATAATTTTTTATTGCTTGAGCAACTATAGTATTTGCAGCTGTTGTACTTGGGTCAAAAACATCTAACTTAACTGCAGGATTAGTCGTTCCTATACCGACATCTCCTGTACCTGATCCATAATAAACATCCTGCCCATTTCTTTTCCAGTTGTTTATTTGAGTGTTAGTTAAATGTTGCAGACTCGTACCTGGATAGGTTGCACTAATTCCTGTTTCCCATCCGCTATTCCATTTTTCTAATGCTGCATTAGAATGCCCAGAGGTATATTCAATTACTGAAAATTTACAATAACTCCAAGCACTTGTGCTTTCTCCAATAGTTATAACGGCTCTATCTAAACTACCGCTTGAACCATTCATTTTTCCAAATCTTACAGAAAAGTTTCTATCTATACTGGATTCACTATCTATCCAAGCTGTACAATTTGTCCAGGCATAACCGCTATACCAATACCCCGCAAAATGTATATCAAAAGATCCCCCTGGAGCATAATCAAAAACTCGTATAACGCCACTCATCATATTATTTATTCCTGCGCCTGCTAAATCTGGTAGTTTTACTATTAAATATCCTGTTTGATTACCGCTACCATTATAAACTGCGCCTTCGGGAGAAAATATTCTTGCTGTAGTACCTTCATCAGTACCAAAACTATCACCTTTAACATTACCATTAACAACAAGTTTTTCTGAAGGATCATTTGATCCTATACCTACGTTACCTTCTCTGGTTATGGATAATTTTTCGCTATTACTCCAAGGAGCTTTATTAGTACCATAATGAATACCTAATCTGTCACTTAAATTAGAGCCTTCGTTACCTGAATCATACCAAGTAACTAATCCCCATTTGTCAATTAAATTTCCATATGTTTGGTCATATCTACCCATACCGATAGCCGTAGCTACGGTGGAGTTATCATCATAACTAAGTAAATCCATTAGTCCATCTTGACCAGAAAAAATAACTGAATTAGAAGAAGATGCGACAGAGGAGCTTGGATGAATAGATCCTGTGGCTACGTGTAATTTACCTTGAGGTGCAGATAATCCTACCCCAAGTCTTTGATTCATATCAAAAGTAGCTGCAAAAGAACCGTCTGTATAAATATTTACTTCGTGTCCAGTTCCTCCATCTCCAGCTCTTAACTGTAAATTTCCAGTATTTGTATTAGATACAATACTATGGTATATATTGCCGTTGTTAAGCGCATCAAATTCTATTTTGTTATTATCAGAGTGCGCATCAGCAGACAGTCTTATTACAGACCCATCTGGATCATTTAAATGAAGAGTTGTTAATGGTACTTCTACTCCAATACCTACCTTCCCTGCGAAATACCCGCTATTAAGAAATCTTAATGCCATTTATTATATTGGATTAATTAGTTTATACATATACAAGTAGAGCAGCGTAAACATCGCTTGCTACACTTCCTGTGAAAGCAAAAGATATTGTTCCCGTTCCACTTCTTGCTACATCAGCATATACTGTTTCATAAGGTGCGGCTATTTGAGTTATTTCAGCTTTTACATTTGCGGCTAAAGCGCTTGTTCCAAAAAGACTTGAATCTGTTAAATCAATTGTAAATGTTGTTAATCCACCTGACTCTACTCTTGAACAAGGAGCTGTATTATTTAAATCTTGTTTTGCTCCGTAAGGATTTGATTGAGGTTTTAATTGTACCCAACCAGCTGCCGATACTGTAAAGCTTGCTGAATCAAAACCAGCTACCCCTTTTTCAGTAGCTCCGTCTGTTGCTCCTGCTCCTGCTATATTAGCATCTTGAATAACAAATGTATATTCTGTTGATGCTGGATCAGATCCTGCGCTAATTGCTGCGTTAGCAAATATCATATCACCAACTTCTACTGAAATTGTTACAGGATCACTAAATGTTATGTCACCATCATTAGTAACTACGAAGTAATCACCTAAGTCTAAAGCAATATTACCTGAACCACTAATAACAGGTGAACCTGGATCATTAGTAGCGTCATAGCCTCCTTTAAACAATCCAATTCCCGCAACAAGTTGTTCTACCTGACCTAAATTAGGTGCGCTTGTAGATGCTGTTGCCGTTGGAACTGTTACTTGTCCAATAACTGTCAAAGCTCCGTCTACCGTAGCATCGTTATCAACCTGTAAATCATTTCCAATTGTAACATCAGAAGGCTGACTTATTACTATTTTATTTGCAGTAGCAGATTGAGCTACAACTATTTCTCCAGCTGTGCCTATAAAGTTTACTGTTGAATCTACAGTACCTCCTGAGTCTACTAAATCTACATCAGCTCCTGACGTAGCATTTGCTTTTGAAACAATACTATAATCATCTCTTGGAAGTGTAATGGTTTTTACATTAACCCCACCTACGTGACCTGTTGTATCTACTGTAACACTATCAATTACTGTAAATGTTCCCCCTGCTGAAGGTGAATCTGTTGATGTTGTATCTGTTTGTGCTTGTAAGTCGTGAACTATGTTTAATGTGTCTGTTGATGCTACATCAGTAGTTATTTTTAATCCACCTGCAAATGTAGCGGTATCTCCACTAGAAATAACCTCACCAGTTCCAGAGTCACCATCCAAAGTCCAACCTGAGTAATTATCAAACGCAGGCACATCCCAAGTATTGTCTTTACTTAAAAACCTTGTTGCAAGAACGGCAGTTCCGTCTACCGCAGATAAATCTGCAGTCAACTGTGTATTATCACCACCACCTTGTTTTGTTAAATCTATGTATGTACCATCTAATACGGTTACAAGCCCTGTGTTTCTTACAACAGCCTCGCCTCCAGTAAATGTAACACCAATACCAGTACCAGCTTTTACAGTAGTAGAACCTACTTCAGTCCATCCTGCACTACCACTACCATCATCTGCTACATATTGCTTTAAGGTATCTGCAGTTGTATTAAATATAACCTGCCCAACTACACCTGATGCTGGATCTGTAGCGACATTCTGTATAACCGCCTGGTTTAATTGATTCTGATTAAGATCAACTGTGTTTAAATATTGTATTGCCATAGTTTTTTAATTTAAATATGCTGTTCCAGCAAACGGTGCTGAAAATGTTAATGTCACGTTGTTTATGTCGTTATATGTATATTGTCCAGTTACAACTGTTCCTGCACTATCAATTACTGTTATAGAAGGAAACTTTCCTAAATTATGCTGTATACTCCAACTTGTAGAAGGCACTCCTTGTACATAAGTAAAGTGTAAATCACCTGTCCCTGCGTAACTAAGCAAAGATATGAAATAATCTTCATCATTAATTAAGCCTCCATTACCTACCTTATAAGATAATCCTATATTTGAAAATGTTTTTTCATTAGGAATTGCTGTTACAGAATCCCACTCGTATATAGCCCATTGAGCCACGTCATCACATTGAGTTAACAAAACATCAGATCCTACTAATGGTGCAGAATAAAAACTAGAAATATCTTCTGGAGATTTTAATTGTGAGTTACTTAAAATCCAAGAATCAATACTAGAAAACGGAACATTATTAGCTTTTTGAGGATCAAAAGAAATTGTCCCTGGGCTTCTAGGCGGGGTATTTTTATACCTAAACCTTAATGACTGAAGATCATTTCCCCTTTCATTTATAAAGTCAGCAACAGATTGAGCTGTAAAGTTTTTTGTAGCCCAACTTGCTTGAGAATCTGATCCGATCCACTTATCTTTTGCAACGACCGATAGGTCGTTCGAATAAGTTTTTATTCTAGCCATTATCTATTTTTTTATATATTACAAAGTTAATAAAAAAAAATCTAGCGTTACTTTTTATTAAATGTGACATTTTTTGATATTTTCTCTGCACTTCTACCAATAACATATCCACCAATACCTAATTGTAATAAATTCCAAAATTCATTTTCTAATTCAGGTATTTTAAGATCAAATAAAGGCGCTATAAACTTTACATAAATAACTATAAAACCAAACGCCAACATTAATATTGGTCGCCAGCTTCTTTGTAACCAGTTGCCTTTTGCTTCAGTCACAATAATTTCTGTTTGCATTTTCTGAAGTTCTAATTGCTTTTCAATTAGAATTTGTTTTATAACATTTTCTGCTTTAATTTTTTCTTCTTTTGATGTAAACAGCTTATCTAAGCCGCCCAACAAATCTTTTACTAGTCCGCCTCCGAACCACTCTATTACTTTTTTCATATATTCTCGTATTCTGTTTTTGCATCAAAGCTTGGACATTGCTTGCTTGAAAAATCTCTATGACCAAAAACTTTAATATTAGGATTGGTTTTCTTTAATGTTTTTATTAATAGCAACAGTGAAATTTTTTGCTGATCTGTTCTTGTATCGCTCCATTCTTTCATCTCTCTATCCATACCACCAATATAACAAATTCCTATCGAATATTTATTATGACCTTTACAATGCGCTCCTTGTCTATCAACCATTCTACCATACTCAATAGATCCATCTAATCTTATAACAAAGTGATACCCAATATCATCCCATCCATTTCCTTTTACGTGCCAGTCTCTTATAACCTCTGCACTAAAATCTTTTCCCAATGGAGTAGCAGAGCAATGTATAATTATCTCTTTAATTTCTCTCATAATAATATACTGTTTAAGTAATATCAAAAAAAAAGACGCAATTGATATGCGCCTCTATTTTTTTTATATTTTAATTAATATTATTTTTTTTTGTTCTTGTTTAGTAAATACCATTTTTGTATTGTATATCCTATAGTTACAAGTAATAAAACTATTTTAAGCGTTACATCTATATTTGTCATTGAAATTCCAAAACTACCAGCATTAATCATTAATATCTTATAATCTTGCATCATTTTTTTTTGGTTATATTATACACAAAAAATAATTCAGAGTTCCAAGAATTTGATTGAGTGTAGTTCATACTATTAAGACATTGCTATACAATCAACACCAGCTGTGGTACCTGTTGCAAATATTCTTTTGCATTGTACAGGTAAATACTCGCCTACCTTAAAATTATGAAAGGTAATGTCTTGATTATTTACTGTTAATACTTTTACATTTACATATCTTGGATCAGGCGTTCCAGCTCCAGAAGTTATATCTTGAAGAATAGGAATTGTGCTTCCAACATAAATTAAAAATCCTTCGTTTGAAGTAGTTGGAATATCTACAGTGTCACTATTAGTAACTTGTACTCCAGTTAGTGTATTTACATTTATTTTTGGGTATGACATATTTATATTTTAGAGTGTTAAAAATTCTCTTTTATTTACTGTTTTTATAGGGAAACATCCTGTTTAGGCTATCTTTTCTTTCTTTACATCCACATCCTCCTTTAGTTACTTTTTCAACAACAGCTTTTATTCCTGTTTTTTCAAATACCTTTTCTAAGTCGTCTCCTAATCCTAGTGATCTTTGTTTCATTTGATTTTATTTCTTACAAGTACATAATTTATTAGGACAAGAAGAAACCGAAAACATTAACTTTGATATAACAAAATTCCAACCACATTGAAACTTACACCAAACTTCTTGCATCCACAATCCGATCTTTACAAATAATTTACCCATAACCTTAATTTATTATTTTACAAATATAGTAATAATTTAAATACTTATTTTCGAGACTTTGCTCCTGAACACTTCCATCTTTTTCTAGACAAATTATTTGGAGTATTTGGATCTCTTTGTTTTTTTTTAGACAGTCTTTTTTTAATTCCTAAGCTTCTAGCGCAATAGCTATCACCTTTAGATGTACCTGGTCTTACTCTAGGCCCACCACCTTTGGCTTTTCCCGCTTGACCATAACTTACTTTTTTACCAGTTGAGGTTACTTTAACTTTAGCCTTTCCCTTTCTTGGTTTTGCCATTATTTTTTCCCTTTACCGCAGCTAGCGTAAACACTTTTTTTAATAGATTGTTCTGATGGTAATCCATTTCTTTCAGGTTTTACTCCACTTTTTATAGCTGCTGTAAAATAAGGTTTTAGTTGTTTTTCCATAATTATTTATTTATTTTTTTTTACGCACACAATTAGGAACTTTCTTTCCGTTTTTAGTTTTTAATCCATATGCAACAAAACCTTTCCAACAAGGGTTTTTCATTTTCTTTTTACGTGCCATTATTTGTTTTGTTTATATTTACAAATATAATTAAATTAAATATAATGAATTTTAGTAAAAAACTACGAGCTAATTATGATCGTAAAGAGCCTTCTAACGACTATCTAAAATACTGGAAAGTTGTAAAGCATTGGGCTAGAGCTTATTATAATTTAAAAACAGCTGATATAGAAATGATGTTGTTTTTATATAGCGAAGGATTGTTTACTAGAAAACAATTTGAAGAGTTCAATGAGATTATGTCCTGGGACAAAATGAGATTTCAAAAACTACTGAAAGACAAGTGGATAATTATCTGGCGCGAAAGGGTTGGAAACGAATCAAAACTTTATGAGCTAGGTTTTAAAGGTAAGCGTGTGGTATCTTCTATATATAAAAAATTAAATATGAAAGAGACTATATCAGAAAGTCCATACAGAAATCCAATTTTTAAAAACAATACTAAATACAGCAACAAGATATATAGAAAAATAATTAAAAAAATGAATCAAGAGATAAAAAAAAATCTGTAAAGATTTTTCGATTTTCTTTACAGATTAATTAGTGTATGTATAAAATATTAAATAACTACTACAATATCTCTTTCAGATATAATTGTAACTACCTCTTCGTTTAACATCATAGTGTGTCCAGCTGCTTTATCATAAAAAATAATATCTCCTTTATTGATAACAGAGCATTCGTGTCCTGGAAGAATTACTTTTCCTTTCTTGTATCTAAACTGATTACTGTCTGATGAAGTAAGTAATATTCCTGACTCAGTAGTTTCTTTTTCTTTTATGGTTTCAATTACTATGGTTTTCCCTATTGCTTTCATTTAATTTATCTTTTAAAATATTTTTATCTATTATTTCGCCTTCTAAATCTAAAACAGTATATCCTTGTGCAATCAAAAGATTTATTGCTTCTAACTGTTCTTTAACTCTTTCTGGAATAGTATAAGTTTTAAAAAAATTCACTCTTGCGAATCTTTCTTATAAACAACATATCCGTGTTGTTTCAAAAGACTAATAGCAGATTTAACTTTTTTCTCCTCTATTCTAAAAGATTCAAAAATTTGATTTTCAAATGCGTGTGGTCTATGGCCCATAATATATAATTTTAAATTTATGCTCGTTTCATTGTTACTATTGCGTTTGTACTAAGTATAGTTGTTGCAACACTCGCTGCATTTATAAGTGCGTTCTTTGTTACTTTAGTTGGATCAATAATTCCCATTTTATACATATCTCCATACTCTTTGGTTTTAACATTAAACCCATAATTTACTGGAGCTGATGCACACGAGCATATTGTATCACGTACTTTTTTTACATCATCACCTGCATTAGTAAGTATTTGTTCTAATGGAGCAGTTAAAGAATTATATAGTATATCATTTGATATTCCATCACCTAAATTTTCTGCTTCTCTTAATAAAGCTAATCCTCCTCCTGGTAATATCCCTTCTTCCAATGCCGAACGAACAGCACACACCGCATCATCGATGCGGTCAAATTTTTCTTTTTGCTCAATGTCTGAGTTTGCTCCTACATAAATAACGCCAACAGATCCAGTCAAGTTCGCTATACGTTCTAATATAAAATCTTTCTCATACTTGTTTAAAGAAGTTTTTTTGTGCTGATCTTTGAGTTGATTAATTCTTTCGCCTATCTCTTCATTTTGTTTTTCACTAGCCGTAACTATAACAGTACTATCTTTCCCAACAATAATTTTCTCAGCAAACCCTAAACTATCCATTGTAAGCAAACTCAAGTCATCACCTTGAGACTCACTAAAATACTTTGCACCTATCGATAACGAAATATCACCTAATAACTCATTTGTCTTATATCCAAACGATGGTGGTATAATATTACATATAGATAAATTATTCTGAACTTTGTTTGCGCCTAGTGTATTAACTACGTTTTGAGTACAGTTTCCTATAATCAAAAGTTTTTTCTTTTCTTTAATAATCGGTCTTAGTATATTCTCAATCTCCATCAAGCTCTGAATCTCTGTGTCAGTAACAAGAATATGAACATTATCTAAAACACACTCATCATTTCTTTCGTTGTTAGCGAAAAGCTGTGTGGTATATCCTCTTTCTATTTTTATACCTTTAGTAATATCATAGTAAGTTTCTTCAGTCTGTGAATTTTCTACTGTCAATACACCATCTTTACCAAGCTCTTTGTAAGCATTAGAAATTAACCTACCTAGTTCAGCTGAATTATTAGCCGATACCGTAGCAACATCACGAAGTGTTTTTGAACTAACTTTTTTAGAAACTTTGTTTAAGTTTTTTATAATGCCCTTAACAGTTTCATTAATATCTCGTATAAGTTCAGTAGTGTTTATGTTTTCGCCTTCCTCTATTGCTTTCATTCCGTTTCGAATAATAGCCTCAGTAAGTACAATTGCAGTTGTTGTTCCATCCCCAGCAGAACTAGCCGTACGATCAGCTGCTTCTTTCATCATTTTTACAGCTAAGTTTTCTACAGCGTCTTCTAAGAAAATAGATTTAGCTACAGTCACACCGTCTTTGGTAACGGTTATTCCGTGAGTGTGTTCTGGAGACTCAATTAAAACAGTTTTACCTAATGGACCTAAAGTACTTTTAACAGCATTAGTAATTGCATTAATTCCTTTTTTTAATTTATCTCGACCCTCTTGGTCAAACACAAGATCCTTTGGACTGTAACTCATAATGTATTTTATTTAATTAAATTATAAGTCAAAAGTATGAAAAATTTATTATAATAAACTAAGTTGAGGTAATTTTAAAAATGTTGGTTTTAAGTTTCCCTATATATATATAGAGTAAATACTTATTTATATTTTTCTTTCCGTGAAAAAGAAGAGAAAAAATCAACATAATCGACATAAAGCTGATTACCAGTACTTTAGACAACATATCGTTAACATAGTTATGTTGATAATCAACATAAATAGACAAAATTGAATAAAAAAAAGAGGCTTGACTAATTGCCTAACCTCTTTTTACACAAATTAACTATGGGAAGAAAGTTATCTGTATGTATTAAAAAAATTCTTTCTTTGCTCTGCTAACTCAATTGCGTCTGCCATCATTCCTACTTTTTTAGATCTATATTGTGAGTTCTTTAAAGAAACCATTTTACTAAGTCCTGTCTCATAATAATTAAAATCTCCAGACAACTCGTGTCTGTTTCTATTTGATAAGTATTCCTGCATCACAGGTCTGTTAGGTATTTTCTTTGCTCCTTTGATTTTCATAATGTTACGTTTAGACTGCTAAGATAATAAAAAAATATTAGACGCTTAGAGGTGTTAGGTAATATATGATATACGCAACACGACACCAAAAGGAAAACGATTTTTAAAAACAACCCCCCCTCTTCATTTCAAAAATTTGCCTCAGATTTTTTTAGCTTTTCCATAGGGACACCACCACCACCACCACACCCGACCACACCACCACACCACCCGACCACCTCGCCCCGTTTCCCGTTGTTCTTGTTTCTTCGTTCTTTATTCTTTCCCCTTTTTTATTTTGTCACAGACACAAAACAAAAGGGTTAACCATTCCCCAAAAACAAAAAGGAATTAATAAATAATATCTTTTAGGCTGGAGCTAACCAGCTGACAAACAAAAGAAAACATAAAATTTGCCCGTGTGCCATCACTACAAACAAAAAAAATACCCTTGTAAGTCATTGATTTACAGTAACTTATAAAATACTTTTAAAAAACTTTAAAAATAATTAGGATAATACTTTTATTTTACTTTATATTTGTAATGTCAATAAGGCACAAAATTTTAATTTATTATTATGAATTTTTTAAACCTAAATCAACAAAAAAAATACCTACCCAATTTCACGGGTATAAAAGTACACGAGGCGAAAATAATTTATAGTGAACACGGAAACCACGAAATAGAATATAAATATTTTAAATGTCCGTCAAGTTATTTTTACAATAAAGAAGATGAATTTAAAACCTATTTAGGTGGAACTTCTTTCACTACAATAAAAAAAGCAAAACAATTTATAAAAACAGTAAATAAAAAATAATTATGAGAACAATTTTAAACAAAAAGCAAAAGCAAGATTTTTTAAATGAGAATTGGAAATTTGAAACGTTAACTTTTAAATGGTCAAGGTCTGGAGTTTGTCGCATCTATGACAAGCGAAACAATAAAACCGAATTTGTTGCAGGTGGTGGAGGATATGACAAAAAAGGGTCTGTTCTAGGTGCATTTATTAACACTTATTTTAATAATGAATTAACAAAACTAACTGCCGATAATGGTGGGAAAGCTTTCCATATTAGACAGGGTTTTTATGGCTTGACACACTACAACCCAAAAGCAAAAAGTCAAAGCAGAAGATACTTAAAAAGAGCAACAGAGAACACGAAAACTTATGTAGATGGTGCCTGTGGTTTTAGTTGTATGACTCAAATTTTAGCTAAAATCGGCTTTAAATTAGATTTCATCAGAGAAACAAATAACGAAATAATATATAAACTTTATATAAAATAATTATGGCAAAATTAAGTAAAATTATATCTCAGCTAGAAAATCATATTGAGGATATAAAAGAAGAAATTTACAACAGAGAAGAACAAGCAGACAACCAGAGAGATAAATCTGAAGCTTGGGAAGATAGCGACAAAGGGAGTGATTATATTTCCAAAACTGAGGCACTTGATGAATTAACAGATTTATTATTTGAGGCACAAGACAAAGCACAAAGAATTAAAGAGGGAGATTTTTATTAACTAATAAATATAATTATGACAAAATTAAAAACGGGTATTTATACCCATATTAGAAAGGGAAACGTAAAAGTTTACACGGCGAAAGAATATAAAAAACTTTCGATATTTAAAAAATTATTAATCAAATTTAATCTTTAAAACTATGAGAAATTATTTAAAAGAAATAAAAGATTTTCAAATTTATGTTTGGGAGTTTTACAACAAAAAAAATGGAATTTATCCCATTGCTGATAATTTTGAAATTCAAGATGCAGTAATGAAGTATATTGAATCAAAACCATTAACAGAAATAGAATTTGACTCTTACGACAGAGAAAAAGTCAGAGAAATTTTACAACCAACTTACAAAATTATATAACTATGGAACAAATAAAAGAAATTTATCAGGAATTACAAGTTAAGATCCCGACAAGAGAACAAGAGGCGAAAAAGTTAATTTTAGTCATTGAAAAAATACTAACATTATTTTTAAGAGTATTGACAACGGGGTTATTTCTTATGGCAGTTACGGGAATTCTATTTTTTATAATAGGAATGATTACGGGAAATATTGACACATCAAACGCAAATTTTGGAATTTATCAAACTATATAATTATGACATACTCAAAACACAATAAAACAGGATTAACAAAGGCTATGAAGTCAGCGTTAAAAGAAATAGTAGGCGAAAAGTTAACTTATTATACAAGTCAGGGATTAGGATTTGACCCTAACGCAACTTTTTATGTAAGTGCTTCGCATATTATGAACGAACAAACACAGAGATTTAACAGAGAATTAGGAATCCACACCAACACAGGATTAAACCAATTTTATAAAACTATATAATTATGAGTTACTTACAATTACCTAAAAGAGTTTTTAATAGTCCGTTAATAAAATATACAAATTTTAAAGATGAAACATTTGTAAATCTTATAAGATTAATAAAACCATACGCAAACGGAGACAGTTATGCAGTTTATGAAACAACAACAAATCCGTTTTGTTCTAATGGATTATTTAAAACAATAGAAGAAGCAGAGAAAAAATATAATTTAATAGTTAAAAACGGAAGCAAAAATAATCCTGTAATAAAACAAGGAGAAATACTAAAAAATAAATTATGAGAACAACACACGGCAAAGAATACCACGAATGGAACAACTCGCAAGATGATTTTTTAAAATTAAAAGTTATCTCAGTAAGATATTACGAAACACGCAGAGGCACGGGCTACCAGTGTAAAACCAACAAAAAAAATGTTGAGATTTGGAACGATGGAAATGGTGGTGGAACTTATATTGCTCCACACCACCCATATACAAAACCATACAATCATATGACAGAAGAGGAGATGGAAAATTTGATTGATAAATATGAAGAAATGGACAACAGGTTTATTGAATTCAAATAAAATAAACAACAAATAACTTGCACACTAATTAAAAACAACTTATATTGTAGCAAATTAAAAACTATGGCAGTAAACGAAATCACATTTTTAAGGCGAATGATTTACACTTATAAAAACCCACAGAATGAGAGGGATTTTTACAAAGCAAGAAAACATTTAAACAAAGTACACAGGCAGTACGGAACAATAGATATATCAACAATTCAAAATTTAATAAAATGAAACTACAAGAATTTAACGAAATGATGAAAGAATCATTAGGAGACAGAGTAATAAATATACCATCAACAGAAACAGAATATTTTGCTCACAAGTGCAATGTGTCTGGAGATGGAATGAATGATGGGTGGTGTTGGTATGATGGAGCTTTTTATACATCAACTTTAGAAATAACTTTAAAAGAATGTAGAAAAGACAGAGAAAATATACTTTATGATATTGATGAAGATACGGAACTACAAGATAAATCAGAATATAATGAATTTATAGAGGCATTAAAAAGAGCAAAATCAAATACCGAAACAGATGAAGACTTGCTTTTAATAGCTTATCAAACGGGATATTTATATTACACGGAATGGTATGAAGATGATTTTATGAACTATAAATTAATAGGCGACAAACTACTTCCAATAGGAGATGAAAAATCAACACAATGGGAATAAAATTAAAACAAGAATCATTTGATGATTTAAAACAAAGGCTTGTCCACTATTACGAGGTAGATTTAGGAAACTGTGAAATGTCACAGGATATGTGGATTGAGGAACTAACAAAATCAATGTTCTATATAAATTATAAAGAAAATTTTATAGAGCAACACGAAGCATACAAAAAAATGTGTAACGAATAAATAAAATAGATATGAAAAATAATAAAATATTAGTAAGCGATAGCAAGTTTCTGGAATGTGTAGATGAAATTGCAACACAAATTACGGAAATGAATTTTGGAGCAGACACTTGGGTGGAAGAATATGGACACGGAGTTTGGGAAGAAAAAAGCGTTCAGGTGTTTTCCGAAGAAGCACAAGACTTCTATAATGACACCTTTGATGAGATTGAAACATTAATTAACAACACACTAAATGTGTGGAATAAACAAACTATATAATATGAAACCACAAATTTTTAAAGTATCGCTTTACTATGGGGGCGAAATGCCAAACGAACAACGATATACACCAAGTATAGATGTTGCTAGGAAATGGGTAACAGAGGCAGAACACGGGACAATAGAAAACCAAAATAATATTTTAATACAATAAACTATGTATTTATCAGACAAGGATATAAAGAAAGTAAAAACCTCTCAATTAATAGGCGAAAGGAATTCAGCACTCGATCTTATTTATAAAATAAATATAGAGATAGAGTCAAGACACAAAACTAAATTAGAATGGTGGAGAAACTACGGAAAGTGTGTTTCTGTAAACAAACCAAATACAGATGACTTTGCGATAAGGTATGCAGATAACATTCAAAACGAAGAACTATGAAAGTAAAAATACAACAAAGACAAGTCTATCATAAATTTGCTGAGATAGAAATAGAAATACCTAACGATGTCGATGAGTTTGACATTCAAGATTATGTCAACGACAACGAACATTTATGGATTGATGATATTGAAAATAAGTTAAATGAATCTGAGTTTGTTTATGGTAATGGATTAGATGACTATAAAGGAATGAATGAGTCTGGGTCAGAAACAGAATGGAGATATGAATGTGATGAATTAAAAACAGGTGGACACTTATGAAAGTAAAAGGAACTTATGTAGTTACTGATGACAGTTATGAATTAGAAATATACTACGAATATTATTGGAACGATGGAGATTTTGAAAACCCTCCAGAAAACGATATGGAAATTTTGGAAGTTAGTTTAAACGATATGGATATAACAGATTTTTATTGGGATTGGGTAGATGATGCCATACATACGCAGGTCTGGGAATACGCACAAGAAAATAAAAACAATTAAACAACAACTAGGTTTGGAAAAGCCACACGTTTAAGTACGGAGGCGAAACTTGCTGAATAGTAAAAAAGGTTCGATTCTTTTTCTAGTTGCTAATCAATAAATTAATAAATAAATAGAAATTATGGGAAGATATTACAACGGAGACATAGAAGGTAAATTTTGGTTTGCAGTACAATCAAGTAATGCAGGGGAAAGATTTGGAGCAATAGAAATTGAGCCATACCTTATTCAATACGAAGTCGATAGGGAGAGCTACAAAGAAATTGTGGAAGAATTAGCACACATTAAATCTACAAGTCAAATAGACAAAGTAGAAGCAATGTTTGAAATAGTAAGAGCTTATAATGATGACACTTTAAAGGAATATGGTGTAACTAAAAAAGACATAAGCGAATACGCAGATTATGAGATGGGAATGAAAATCAAAAATTGGTTTGACAATAACCCCGATGAAGAAATATTAACTTTTGAAGCAGAAATATGAAAACAATATTATTAATTATGGCACTTTTTTTATACGATTTTGAAGAACAAGGTTTTTTAGTAACGGCTACAATATACCACGCAACTCCAGAACAATGTAATGCAGATTATTTAACTACTGCTAGTGGAAAGAAAATAAACGAAGATAACCCACAGGGGCATAGGTGGGTGGCAGTAAGTAGGGACTTAGAGCAATTAGGTTTTAAGATGGGTGAAAAGATTCTTGTAGAAAACGCAGAAGAAATGAATGGAATCTGGACAATAGAAGATCGAATGAATAAGAGGTGGATCAGTAGAATAGACTTTTTAGTAAACAAATCTAAAAAGGGTGGGAAATGGACTAACGTAATAATAAGTTTAGTAGAATGAAAAAAATAATAAAACAGATTTTATTTGAAAAATTAAAATTAAAACCAAACTTTAATTTAATTAGAAAATTACAACAAAAATTAGATCAATTTAAATATGAAAAAAATAAAGAAAAAAATTAGGCAGTACAGAAGCAATCAAGGGCGAAGTCCTAAAAAAATGGAAGAGTCATACAAGGTTATGTTTATATCTATTGTAATGATAATTATAATAGTAATTACTTGTATATTAACTTTAAATTAATTACTTTTACAAACACAAATTAATTATAATCAAATGGGAAAATCAAGCGAAAAATTTATCGAAATCAGAGAGGAAGAGCAGGACAATAGACCTTTGCTACCTACACCAACAGAGTTTATTTGGAAGGAATACTTTACAATGTTGGGAACACAATATCAATATAATTATAAACACAAAAAAAAATAATGAAAAAAGGAATATTTAATATGTATGTTAAACTCATCTGTGATGGATTAGATTTAAGTGAAAACGAATTGTTTTCTTCATCAAGAAAAAGAGAGTTAGCAAAAGCGAGACAGATGCTTTATAATTTATGTTACCAAAGACCAATGACAATAAATCAAATTGTTTCACTTATGGACAACAAGGGTTATAGCACAACTTACGAAAATGTTAGACAAGGTGTACATATAGTACAAAACACTATTGACTTTGAAAAAGATAGAGATGTTACATCTTTTATTTCAAAATGTTTAGAAAAAGCAGAGCAATGTTGTTAAACCCTTTAGATAGTTTATATAAGGTCTGGGAAGAAGCTGATTTAGATTCTAAAAGCATAAAAATAAAAACCAAACATAATGACTCTATACTATTTAAAGGTATAAAGATCGTTAACTCTGCTGATGGAATAAAAATATACAACACAAAAAAAGGTAGCTTAAATTATAAGGAGATAGACTATGATGATTATATTTATTTTTTAGATAAAGGTTTTATCAATGGTGTATTCCATATATTAAAAAGAACTTACAAAGAACAAATTGACACTATTACAAAAAAAATACAGAACGAGGTAAATCAAAGAAATAATAAAAAACATTACGATTACCTAAAACAAAAGAGAGATAACATTATAAAAAAATACACACAAATTATTAAAAAAGAGAAATTATGACAAAAACTATGACTACATTCAAAGCATTAGCATCTATTAATGTTAAGGATAAGATTGAAAAAAAGGGAAGATTTGATTATTTGTCTTGGGCATATGCCTGGGCGATTATAAAAGACAAGTACCCAGATGCAAACAGAAAAGTATACGAATCAGACCATACAGGTTTAAACTACTTTACAGATGGAAACACTGCTTATGTAAAAGTTGGTGTAACTATTGGAGGAGTAGAACATATTGATTACTTGCCTATTATGAATCATCAGAACAGGTCTATAAAAGTAGAAAGTGTAACATCTTTTGATGTAAACAAGGCGATACAAAGGTCTATGGTAAAAGCTATAGGAATGCACGGATTAGGTTTATCATTATGGGCAGGAGAAGACTTAGTTGATGTTTCTGAAGAAAAACCACCTGTAAAGAAAAGTGAAAAGCCTTCTTTAAAAAAGACTCATAAAAATTGGGCAGACTGTGTTTCTTACATAAAAAGCAACAAGACAGTTCCTTTTGCTCAACTTATAAAAAATCTAGAAGATAGATTTACGATACCTGCATCTAATAAGAAAGAATTAAATTCTTACTATGCTAACTAAAAAAGAGATATTAGATAAATTACAGAACGATGAAGAATATTATGGAGAGTTTGGCAAACAATATATGTCAAACTCTGACATATGGACTTTATTAAAAGAGCCACACAAATACGGGAAAGGAAAAGAAGAAACTGTACCAATGGTTGCAGGTAGATATTTTCACGTTTCAATATTAGAGCCAGAAAAAGTAGGAATGTTTAATATTATAGACTCATCAACTAGGTCTACAAAATTATATAAAGAAGCTTCGGCTGAAGAAGGTAAAATTCTATTACTTAAAAAAGAGCAAGATCATTTGGATTTTTTAATAAACAAAGTGAAATCAAACTTTAGGTTTTATTCTGATATATTTAATCCATTAAATAAATATGAAGTACCAGGAATTACTGAACTTTTTGGATTGAAATGGAAGGGCAAAGCAGATATTATAACACCTGATATTTTAATTGATATAAAAACAACATCAAACATAGATAAATTTAAGTGGAGTTCTCGTGACTATAATTACGATAGTCAAGCCTACATATATCAACAGATATTTGGTAAGCCTGTAATTTTCTATGTAGTTTGCAAGGTTTCTGGAAGATTAGGTATTTTTACTCCTACTGAAGAGTTTTTAATTGGTGGGAGAACTAAAGTTCAAAAAGCTATTGAAATTTACAACAACTTTTTTACAGAAAATGCAGAGATGGAAATATCTCAACATATAACTATACAGGATTTATAAAAAAGGAGTCAGATGTGCTTCTCCTACTAAGCACTCAAAATTAATACTTTATATTATGTCACAAGACAAAATTTTTGCAGACGGATTTCTTTTCAAAAGAAGAGAAAACGCACCAGAGTTCGTAATCGGTAACATCAGCGTAAAAGTTGAAGAAGCTATTACATTTTTAAAAGCTAATCATAAAAATGGTTGGGTAAATTTAAATGTACTTACGGCAAAATCAGGGAAACCTTATGTTGAATTAGATACTTTTGTACCTAAAAAACAAGAGGATCAGCCTGTTGCAAAGGAAGAGAAAACTGCAGATTTACCTTTTTAATTTAAGGTATACTATTAAGTATAGGGGAGGCAACTCCCCTTTTCTTTTGCCTTATCTATGTTAGAAATGTTAATTTTTTCCCTTAGATGTGGCAAATAAAAAAATATAATTAAAAAAACTATATATATATATATAGGATCACAAAATCAACATAATGGAAGAAAGTAAAATAACAATATTTAGAAATATTAAGGACACCTCGACTCCTTTTTATAGAGAATTGAACTCTATCCTGGATAGGATAAAAGATGGTAAATCTAAAGAACTTATAAAGCAAATAAGAAAAGAAAAAGATAAAAATGTAAGACAAGAGCTTAAAAAAAACTTACCTGCTATTTGCTTTTCAGGAACATTTAAAAAAAGAGCAGATGATTCAATATTAGAGCATAGTGGTTTTATATGCTTAGATTTTGATGGTTACAATACAAAAAAAGATATGATTTCTGAAAAAGAAAGATTATCTAAAGATAGATATGTATATTCTGTTTTTGTTTCACCTAGTGGTAATGGTTTAAAAGCATTAGTGAAAATACCTAAAGAACCTGAAAATCATAAACTATATTTTTTATCTCTAGAAAAATATTTTAAGTCAGATTACTTTGACAAAACATCTAAAAACATATCACGAGTTTGTTACGAGTCTTACGACCCTCTTCTTTATTTAAATGAAAACTCTCAGTATTGGAAAAAAATTGAGGAACAAGAATATAAACCTGTAGACAAATACACTGCAAGACCTACAATACCTGTCACAGATGAAAATAAAATTGTAGATATACTTATGAAATGGTGGGATAAAAAGTATGGATTAAAAAGTGGAGAACGAAACAATAACGTTTATGTACTTGCGGCCGCTTTTAACGACTATGGAGTCAATAAATCATTAGCTGAATACATTATGTCATCTTTTGAATCAAGTGACTTCTCAGCCTCTGAAATTAAGACCACAATAAACTCTGCATACTTACACACTCAAAACTTCGGATCTAAATATTATGAAGATGAGGATAAGGTAAATCAAGTAAGAATGAAACTCAAACGTGGAGTATCAAAAAAAGAAATTCGTCTTCAGTTATCTGAATCAAATATTGAAGATGCGGTTATTGACTCTGTGATTCACACAATCGAGGAAGATGAAACTGATAAAAGATTTTGGACTAAGAACGAAAAAGGTGTAATAAATATAATACACTATCTTTTTAGACAATTCCTGGAGGATAATGGTTTTTATAAGTATGCTCCAGAAGGCAGTAAAAACTTTATTTTTGTAAGAGTAACTAATAATTTAATAGACCACACAAACGAAGAAGAGATAAAAGATTTTGTTTTGGGATATTTAGAGGTATTAGATGATATGTCTGTATATAATTATTTTGCAGACAAGACAAGATTTTTTAGAGAAGAATTTTTATCTCTGCTTGGAACAGTAGATGTTTATTTTATAGAAGATGACAAAAATACTGCCTACTTATATTACAGAAACTGTGCAGTAAAAGTTCAAAAAGACAGCAAGACTGCTATTGATTATTTAGATTTAGGTGGTTACGTTTGGAAAGACCAGGTTATAGATAGAGACTTTGATCTTTGTGATACATATGAATGTGATTACAAAACTTTCATCAGTAATATTGCAGGAGGCGATAAACTAACTGTAAGATCTATGGAAAGTACTATAGGTTATTTGTTACACGCATATAAGAATTTTTCATATTGTCCTGCTGTCATTTTAAACGATGAGGTTATCTCTGAGAATCCTGAAGGTGGAACGGGTAAAGGTTTGTTTATGAATGCCATAAACCAAATGAAAAAATTAGTTGTAATTGATGGTAAAGCTTTTAATTTTGAGAAATCATTTGCATATCAATTAGTATCTGCTGACACACAAGTATTGTGTTTTGATGATGTGAAAAAACATTTTGACTTTGAAAGATTATTTAGTGTGGTTACGGAAGGATTAACACTTGAAAAGAAAAATAAAGATGCAATTAAAATACCATTTAATAAATCTCCAAAGGTTGCAATAACAACAAACTACGCAATAAAAGGTAAGGGTAATTCATTTGAGAGAAGAAAATGGGAGTTAGAATTTAAACAATTCTATACAAAAGATTTTACACCATTAGTGGAATTCGGTAAACTTTTATTCTCAGAATGGTCTCAAGAAGAATGGTGTATATTTGATAACTATATGGTAGAAAATTTAATGTTCTATCTTAAAAACGGATTATTAAAATCTGAGTTTAAAAACTTATCAATAAGAAAACTATCAGCAGAAACTTGTCACGAGTTTATAGAATGGTGTGGGTTGATTGATGGAATTGCAAAACACGATTCCTTGAAATTTGATCAAAAAATTTACAAAAATGAATTATATTTAGAATTCATTCAAGACAATCCTGATTATGCTCCAAAAGCTAAAATGACAATATCCAGGACTGCGTTTTATAAATGGTTAAAAGCTTATGCTATTTTTATAACAGGTATAGAACCAATTGAAGACAGAGATATGAACGGAAAATGGATGATAATATATACTGATAAAAATATAAAAGTAAAACCTACAGATGAGTTGGAGTTCTGATTTTAAATGGTGTATTGATAACGATTGGCAAGTTTATATAAAACCAATAGATATAATACACTATAAAATAGCAATTAGAAAAGGAGGAATATCAACAAATGGAAAGGATAAATTTTATGATTCAAAAAAAAACATTACTTTATATAGTAAAGAACACTTAGGTAAAATAGAATATAAATCACAGAAAAAAGCAATGGAGAAATTGCCAGAAGTCTACAAATACCTGCGAGAAAACTATGGATAAATATGATCCTTTCGAGGGTGTTTTTGATGAGTATGATGATGAGGAATTGCACTGGGCTATGTTAAATTCTTACGATGTTATTGTAAATGACATAAAAATTGAAGACATAGTAATTACAGACATAGAGTTCTTTATTCACGATATAAGTAAAAAAGTAAAAAGATCATCTATAGATATTTTAATAGCATATTTTGAGGAAACAGAGGAATATGAAAGATGCGCCGTATTATTAAAAATAAAAAAACAACTCAATGATTAGTGAAATTCATAAAAAAGAAATTGCAATAATAAATTTTCTAAATGAAATATTTGGTTGGGAATTATCACATACAGGTATGGACTATGAACATTATGATGCCATAGGTTATACCAAAAAAAGAAACGGTTGCATAATGGAAATGAAATTTAGAACAAAACATTATGAAGATATGATGTTGGAGAAAAAAAAATATGAAAGGCTTATGCAAAGCTCGTTTCTAAAATATGAGCATAAGTTTTATTTAGTACAAGATCCAACAGGAATTTATATTTTTTGGCTAAACGAAATAGACATAAACGTATTATCTACAGAAGATATGAGTTGTCCTCCAACAACATATTTTACTGAATCTCCAAAAATAAATAAGGAGGTTTATTTATTGCCAAAACAATGGGCCTCAGTAAAAATTTTAAATTATGGAATTTAGAAAGTATCAATCTAATATTATAAATAAAGCATTAAAAATAATAAATGAAAAAAAATTTATATACTTATCTATGGAGGTTAGAACAGGAAAAACTCTTACTTCATTAGGAATCCTGGATAAGATAAAAAATATAAATAAAGTATTATTTATTACAAAGAAAAAAGCAATTACTAGTATTTACAAAGATTTTGAAATGCTAAAACCTTACTACGAACTGCTTGTAATAAACTACGAATCCCTTCATAAGATAGACCAACGTGGTTGGAGTGCAATAATTTGTGATGAGTCACACAGTATGGGTGCGTTCCCTAAACCAAGTAAAAGAGCAAAACAAGTAAAGGAGTTAATAATAAAAAATGATCCTTATGTTATATTTTTATCTGGAACTCCTACTCCAGAATCATTTAGTCAAATGTACCATCAGGTTTATGGATTAATAAAAAGTCCATTTAGTAAATACACAAACTTTTATAAGTTTGCTAAAGATTATGTTGTTCCTAAAACAAAAAGAATAGGTGGGTTTATAGTAAATGATTACTCAACAGGAAAACAAAGCATCCTGGATCAAATGAAACCATACACAATTTCTTATACACAAAGAGAAGCAGGTTTTAAATCAAAGATAAACGAAGACATTATTTATGTTAATGCTCCTGATATGATTATGAATCTTTGCAGTAAATTAAAAAAAGATTTAGTTATTGAGGGTAAGGAAGATGTTATTCTTGCTGACACTGGAGTAAAGCTAATGCAAAAACTACACCAAATGTATAGTGGAACTGTTAAGTTTGAAAGTGGTAAGTCTATGGTGTTAGATACTTTTAAAGCTAAATTTATTTATGACAACTTCTGTTCTCAAAAAATAGGAATATTTTATAAGTTTAAAGAGGAGCTTAATGCTATAAAAAAAATATATGGTAAAAATATATGTACTGATTTAGAAACATTTAATACCACGAATAAATCTATAGCTTTGCAAATTGTGTCAGGAAGAGAAGGTATAAGTTTGAGAAAAGCAGACATACTTTTATATTACAATATAGATTTTAGTGCCACCAGTTATTGGCAATCAAGAGACAGAATGACAACTAAAAATAGACTAGAGAATAAAGTGGTTTGGGTTTTTACAAAAGGAGGAATCGAACCAGATATTTATAAATCGGTAAGTAAAAAAAAGGATTATACTTTAAAACATTTTAAAAGAGATTTGTTAAGTTTGTAATATGAGGTTTGTAAAGTTTTTATTTATTTGGATAAGTCAGAACTTAGCAATACCATTTTGGGTAGTCGGACACATACATTTATCAATACATAATTTTCACGACTTCATAGAAATTATATCATCATTAAGTATGAATTTAATCGTAGCTATTGGATTTATGTATGATTATGATCAGCAAAAAACAAATGACAGAACAACAAATACAGGCAAAAAGAATTAAAGAGTTGGAAGCTGATGGATATTATGTTATCAAGCTTATAAAAACTAATAAAAATGGTATACCTGATCTTGTAGCTATACCACCAGACTGTAAAGTTTTGTTTTCTGAAATAAAAAAACCTAATGGGGTTTTATCTGCAATACAAAAATATAGATTAAGTGAGTTAAAAAAACACGGAGTAATAACTGAAATATATAAAGGATGAAATATACTAAACTAGACTATAATCTTTTTATAGGACACTATGTTGTTCCTGAAGCTAAAGACAAAAAAACAAATATTGATGATATAAAAAACATAATACAAGAAGAAAGTGGTTTAGACAATATATTAAAAAACACTAGAAAAAGAAATTATGTTGATGCTAGAAGAATATATTATCACATTTTAAGAAACTATCATTATTTAAGTTTAGATAAAATAGGAAAATTAGCAGGCAATAGAAACCACGCAACAGTACTACACGGATTAAGAAATGTTGATTTTTTAATAAAATCTGATCCAGACGTGTCTAATTTATTTAATCGTGTGAGTGATAGGGTTTTAAATTTAAAGTCAGAAAAACAATTGTTATTAGAAAAAATAGATAGCTTAGAAAAAGAGTTATTAACATTAAAAAAAGAAAGAAATGGAATACACATTTAAAGATTTAGAAAAAATTATTGAGTTCAGTTCTTGGACTAATAGTAGAAAAATTGATGAGCTTTTCAGAATAGATTGTTATATGTATACAAATTTAGGTAAAGATTCTACAAAAAAAGAGGTTGAAGAAACAAAAAGAAAGTCTAAAATAATTTACAAAGCTATTTCTAAAATAGATAAAAAAGTAGGACAAAGCCTTATTACTGCTCTTGACTAGTTAATAACTTTTTATTTAAAAAACTGTATTTTTTTGTAGATTGAAAGAACCTGTAAAAAATGCCAGTAAATAAAAACAGTCAGAACGCTATAAACTACATCAATATGTTGATGTCAAATATTAATGAGTTAACTGACGAAATTTACGAATCTCTTATGGATGAAGACACTGAGTCTTTAAATGCAAATATAAAAAACTTAATATCGTTACTAAGAGACACTCAAAAACTAACTGAGGATGAGTTCTAATGAACAAGTTAGAATATGCAAGCAGTGTAAAGTCTCTAAAGCAATAACAGAATTTAATAAAGACGGCAAATATTTTAGAACTGAATGTAAAAAATGTACTCTTGTTGTTAAAAAACAAAGGAGGCGAAACAAAAGAATTTGGCTAAGAGAATACAAAGAGAAACTTGCTTGTAGTGTTTGTGGATATTCAAAAAAAACAAACAAAAGTTTTCGCAGCCGAGCATTAGAATTTCACCATAAAAATAATGATAAAAGTTTTTCAGTCAGCAATGGTATCGCTCAAGGTAAAGGACTTGAAACTATTAAAAAAGAAATAGAAAAATGTATTGTTGTTTGTTCCAGGTGTCACGCTGAGATTCATTCATCAAAATAAACTCCCTCCTGATTTTTTCTTACCACCTAATAATGGTCCACCACTAGATCTTCTCTTCTTAGTTTTCTTTTTCGGCTTTGTCTTTCTTTTTATAGGAATTCCTGAACCACCTTTACTTTTCTTTCCACTTTTCTTATAGGACTTTACATTATACTTAATAATAGAACCTGCTTCAGAAGGAAGAATACCTAGACTATATAGAAGGTAGGCTAAACCATTAAGATTCATTGCCCCTTTTAATGATGGATCAATTTCTCTTTCTTTACCATAATTATCCGTATAAGTTCCAGTAGATCCCATACCTATCATCTCAAATAACTCACCAGCAGTTCCAAATGGTATACCTAAAACACCTGCCTGCTCTATAAATGTTTTTTTATCTTTTGCAAAAAATTGAAAAGGATCATCTCCGTCACTTGCAGTTTTTATAACCTTATTAACCATCATTAAAGTTAAGTCATCTAATGGGGGTATAGGTGATAAAATATCTTTAACTACATTACCAGCTCTACCTTTTTTTCTATTTTCAAATGCTTTTTCTTTATCCTCCTCGTCATCATCACCTGTTAATCCTTGTGATACAGCAGCCAATCCTTGAGTAACAGCCAACCCTAATAAATTAAACACAGCCGTCTCTACTCCAAGACCAGCTAAAGAACGATACGCATTTCTTTTATCATCTTTTGTAGCTGTTTTACTAAGTGCTATATTAAAATCAGTATACATTCTTGTTTTTTGATTTAATAAAAAGTTGGCGAATGGAAAAAATATTTTACGAGCAACCTGTGATGTAGCATTTTTACTGTTAAATAAATCACCCTGCAAGTCTGTGTCAGAAACATTTTGTTGTCTTCCAACTTGTTGCTCTGCAAAAGCACCAGCTTGTTTATTTACCTTATGATTCGACCAGTCTATATTAGAAGGATCTATACCTTGTTTTTTTAAGTCATTCATATAGTATGCTATCCAGGAAGCTTGAGCCGCAAACCTATCTGGATTAACTAAAAACTTTTCTAAATAAAATTTATTAGCTTCTATTACTGCTCTTCCAAGTTTCTCTCTTCTTCCTTCAGCAGACTTATCTAGTTTTGTATTAGTACCTTCTAAGTTCGTTATAGACTGCAACCCACGATTAGCAATTTCATATCCAGAGTTTGCTAGCCATTTTTGAGCATCAGGATTAGATGTTATTAACTGAATACCCTTACCTACAGATCCAAGATCAAACATTAAATTTGTAGCTGTGTTTACTAATGGAGTTAACTGCTTTAAAAACTGTGTTGGTCCACCTAAAACTCTAGAAACACCAATTCCAGCTATCTGATTAAGCAACTTTACAGTCTCTTTATCTTGAATTTTTTGGCTTGCCCCTCTTTTAGAATTTACATAATTCTGAAACTTACTGAAAATAAGATTCCTATTATCTACATCAGGAATTAAACTTTTAAAAGCAGGATTCATATTTTTTGAAGTACCTAAAAAACCTTTCATTATTTGTATACTTTCTGCTGTTTCAAGATCAGTTAAAGCATCTTTTAAATTACTTATATTTGAAGAGTCGAAACCAAGGTTTACAACCCTTCCCGCTGGTAATTTTTTAGGTCTGACAATATCCATTAAAACACCTGATTCTTTATCGTAAATTTTCTGAGAAGTACCTTGGAATTGTGGGCTACCAATCTCTTGATCAACACTACTTACTTGGTCCTTTAATGAACTAAATGAGTCTGGAGTATAGTTTATGTCTTTACCTAAAACTTTGTTATATACATTTAACGATACGTTTTCTAATTCAGGTCTAACTTTTGACCACTCAGCAGTCATCCATTCAACAGCCTCTTTATTTATAGGATCAACTTTATCTTCAATGTCTTGTATACTATTAGACCCTGAAAGTATTTTATCAAAAGATTCTTTAATAAGTTGAGATTTTTTTGTTTCTCCTGAATCATTCAAAGTTGTAATAGTTTCTTCAATTAAATCTTTACGTCTTTTAAATTCATTTTTCTGCTCCTCTTTAGTTCCATCTACAGTTCTTCTCATAAAAGCAAATACACCTCTTTCAGTGTCATTAGCTGCTGTATTGAAATCTGTACCGTTGGGCTGTGTTTTTGTAGTACCTTTTATTGCATTCTTTCTACTAGTTGGCTTTATAAACTTGTCTACATAAGCTTCTGCAATATCGTTAGATAGTTTTTCAGCTTTTGCTACTCCATTTCTAAATCCATCAAAACCAGATAGCTTATTAAAAATTCTAGCTGTAGATGTTCCTTTAAATAAATTTTCAATTATTCTAGGAGTTGCACCTAGTTTTTTATACCAAAAATCAGCAACTTTTTCAGAACCAAAAAGTTTTAATTTTCTGGCTGGCTTTAATTTCTTATTAGCTTCAATAACGTTCTTCATCCCTTCATTACGTTTAGTTGTAGCTACTACACCACCAGTCCCTTGATTGACAATAAAATTAACCATAGCATCTAAAGCTTCTAGCTTTTCTTTAGCTGTAGTCATTAGGTCAATATCAACTTCCATAAAGTCTTTTATAACTTTTTGATCAGCCTTACTTATAACTAAAGGTTCACCACTAATAGGATCAATTCTATTTTTTATTATATCATTAATAGCTCCCTTATATGCTTCAAATGCTCTTTTAACACCTTTAGTTATTACATCGTCTTTATCATTAGCCATTTGCTCATTAGCTTCGGTTAACTTTTCTGAGTCTGATTTTTCTAAAATAGATCTCATCTCATCAATAGTAAACTCACTAGAGTCAAGCCCTGTTAAATCACTAAACGCCTGTGCTTCTGCCTTTCTTATAAGATCAACCTCGTTCTTTAATACTTTAGAGGTATAATTGTCTAATCCTTTTATGTCTATAGTTCCAGCAAAAATTAAATTACCTTCTTTATCTGTCTTGGTTTTAGTCAAACCATTAACAACTTTCTGTGCATTTTCTAAATATAAATCTAAGTCCTCAACTAAGTTAGGATCTATCTTATTAAATTGCTTTGCAGCTATAGCAACCTCTGCATCTAATGAATCGCTTTTTAAAAGCCTTTTTATTTTTTTATTAAAATTCTTAGCATCGTCAAACTTCTGAGCATTAACAGCATCAATGTTTACCTTGGTTATATATTCAAGTACTTGATTTACTAATCGTGGATTATTGAGATTTACACCAGAAATCTTTTTAATTAAAGACTTTGCTTTTTTTGTTGATATAATTTTTGATTCTAGTAAATCCTGGATAGCATCTGAAAGTTGTTTTCTTCTAGTGGTCTGATCTTTTTTAGACTCTCTGTATGCTTTGTTCCAGCTTCTCCAAAACTTTTTTCTGTTTACATTCTCGCCCTCTTGTTTTGTTTTATCTGAAGACGTTTTCTTTTTACCTAATATTTTATCTAGAGAAGGACCTTTCTTCTTTCCAAAGACACCAGGTTCAGAAGCTTCTTTCTGTAATACATCTTTACTTTTCTTTTGAGTCTCACTAATAGGCTCTCTGTTGGGGTCAATATTATTTACAGTTCTAATATTTACTGGTGTTGGTTTTAAACCTGTTAACTGTTCAAACTTAGCCTCTAAATCTTTTTCAACCTGAGAAACACCTGATTCAATGTCTAATTTACCAGTAGGGTTAGCAGTTATAAAATCTATAACATCCTGTATGTATTGACTTTCGTTTTCAGTAGTATACCCATCTAACTCTTGAACTCTTGTATCTAAATCAGACGATGGGTTTTGTCCAAATTTATTTTTGTTTTTAAACCAAAACCTTTTCATTGCTGAAGTAATGTTATTTCTGTCACCATACTTAACATAATCTGCTTCAGTAATTTTTCCTATCTTTCCTTTTATATCTAAAGGGTCTACTAATCTTTCCTTCTCTTCTTTTGTTTTAGACTTTCTCTTTTTTCTTTCAGCGTCAAGTGTTTCAGCAACCTCCTTTACATTGTTAGATTTATCAGCAACAGCTTCAGAATATTGCTCTTCAGTTAAATTGGTATCACCTTCTAGGTCTAACTTATCTCCAGCATTAACATCAATAACATTTTCTAATATCATTTTATTAGCCTTAGCCTGACTAGATTTATTTACTGGCTTATCTGTATTTTCTTTTAAAGCCACTGGATTAGCAGTACCATCAGCGTTCATTTGAACCTGAATCTTAGTTCCAGGAACTACAAACCTACGAGACTCTTGATCTATCTTTTCGTCTCTTTTTTTATTTAACTCATCAGATTTTACTTGTTGTTCTGGAGTTAGCGTTTTCTCATCAGTGACGGTAGTTTGACGTGTGTCTCCTTTTCCCACTCCTTGCAATTCCACTTTATCGGTTTCCCCTGTTTCTTTGCTTCCGCCATCATCTGATAGCACTTGCTCCTCTGTTTTTGACTCTTGAATGGCATCTTGTTTTTCTTTTATTAGTTTATCTTGTTCTTTTAAAATATTCTCTTCAGACTCTATAATAGCAGGTAGGTTTGCTTTTAACCTTACCTCATTCTCTGCTTTTAAAGAAGCTAAAGCATCATCTTTAGTTACGTTAACATCTGTAGTTGTTTCTCCTCCAGAAGCTTCTATAGCTTGAGCAGTATCTTCTGCTTTTAAAATTTCTATTTGTTTGTCAACATCTTCAATCTTTTTATCTATATCTTCTTTTAATGGACCTTCTAAATTACTTCGTTGATCCATCAACTTTCTTCTTTGATTTAAAAGAGCAGCAGCTTCTTCTTGATTACCACTCATAACAACCGAACCTTGTGTTTGGTTTAGAGCAGTTTGCATACTGTATATTTCCTGGTAAACTGACTTAGCATCAGCTACAGACATTTGACCAGAGTTAACCAAGTTCGCAATATCTTTTTCTATATTACTACTTAATGATGCAGCTCTTATTAAGTCCTTTCTTTTGTTGTTAGATAAAAGTCTTTTAGATCCTACACCAGTTGTAGCAAGAACAGTTAGTATAGCTGTCTCAACAATATCTCTGTTTGATGTAGATTCATTTAAAATTTGTTTACCTACAGAATCATTAGCTAATCCATTTAATATATTACCTGTAAAAAGCACTGGCAACTCTTCTATAAAAAGTTCTTTACCGTTTTCTTTAACCAGGTCTTTTACTTTATCCTGAAACACTTTACTGCTAACAACTGTTTTAGGTTTTAAAGCTAAGTCTTTTAGTATTTTTGGAAAGCTCTTTGTAGCTTCAAGTAGTTTTGTGTTTCCACCTGCTAGTCCTGAAAATATTCCATCTAAGCTAGCTCTACCATTACCATACATTATGGCTCTAGACATAGCCTCTTCTTCAGGAACTCCAGCTTCCATAAGCTGGCTTTTAATATCATTAACTTCTCCAGCAACAGTAGACATATATGAAACAGAACCCATACCTATACCTCCAGGAACAGTGGTTTTTAAACCAGTTTTTTTAAGTCCTTTTTGAATAGCTTTTGTCGCCCATTTTCCACCTTTTATTAGCCCTACTAAATTAACTAAAGTACCTACTGTACCTTGAGTAATTGATCCTGCTGACCACTCATACTCGTAGTTAGGAACTTTTTTTGCTAATTCATTTACTTCTTTAACCTCGTCATTAGTTAAGATACCACCCATTGAAACCATTGTATTTATATCTACAATATCTCCTTCTGGAGTAACACCTACTTGCAAAGGTTTTCCTTTCCAATTAATAGTAACGGGCTTTAATTTTTCTACAGTTCTTCTTTCAATAGTAGAGGTATCTAACGCACCATCAACAGTTCCTACTTCATTAGAAAGCATAGAGTCTAAACTTTCATTCAAAGCTCTTAAACCTTCCATTTCAAAACCAGCTAAATTACCTCCTTGTTCTACCCAAGATGGTATAGCTGCAAAAATACCACCAATAAATTTTATTGCAGAGTCTGCTGCAGGTAATAAAACTGCATCTCCAAACCCTCCAGAAACATCTCCGTTTCTCTGGTCTATTATATATTGCTCTCTTCTATTTTTCTTAGCATCTTCAGATCCTTCAAGAGCAGGAAATAAACTTATAATATTATACTGTCTTGATATGTTTTTAATTTGTTGAGCTTTTAATTTAGACTGAGTATTTAGTAGCTGTCTTCTTGTTTCCTGGTTAGTTTCAAACAATAATTTATTCTCAATAACAGATAAGTCATTCTCTATTTCATCACCCATACTATTAACGTATGCAGATAATTTTTTAAAATTTCTTTTATCGTTTAGGTAGTCATTGTCAGAATCTGAGTTTATTAAATCTTGTACTTGTTGGTATACAAAACCATCTTCCTTTGTGTTTTCTGATTCCCAAGCTTGATAATCAGAAACATCAATATCCATTTTAGATAACAGTTCTGGATTTACAGTTTTAGCTTCTTCTATTTCATTATACTCCTCTGGAGACATTATGAGTTTTTGAAACCAATTTAAATTCTCGTCTTTAACTTTTGGAGTAGTTCCAATAACACCCTTTGGTATTGTTCTATTACCAACTATTTTACCGTCTTCAGTAAAAGATAAGTTAGTATTGTTTTTAGATTTTTGGAATTTTTTTAATAAGTCAACTCTATTAGCTGATGCTATTTTTTCTGTATCTTCAACACCTTCAACAAGTTTAGAAAAATCTGTAGGCTTGTTTTTTTTACTATACAACTCTTGAGCAGCAATAACAATGGGATCTTTTTCTATATTTAGACCTTCAATTTCTAAAGGTTTAAACCTTTCATCCACTCTTATACCATAAGGATTATCGGCTGCAGCTTTGTTTAGCTTTTCAGCTTTCTCCAGTCTTTCAATCTCTTCGTAAAAAGTTTGTTGTTCTTGAGCAGATAGTTGTGAGAAAGGAATTTCTCCAACCATAATAGAATTTAATTCTGTGTTATTATTTAACAGACCTCCAGATTCCAATAAGGTATCTGGTGTTTCTTGAATTGGTGTAGTGCCAACCATACTTGCCTCTTCCCCAGTAGAAACGACAGGCTGGTCTTTTTTTTTTACCTCATCACTAAAACCATATTGAGATGTAAATTCTTCAAAAGACTTGGTATAATCACCAACATCATTAAGTCCTTTATATAGTGGTTTAGATTTTTCAACACTACCATATTGCTCTACAAATTCTTCAAAAGACTTAGTATAATCTCCAGCCTCAAATAAAAGTTGATATATTTTTTCCATTAGTCAAATTTCCCTGGTTTTACTTCATTTCCTCCTACAGATCTTTTCTTTCTAGTTCCTGCTGCTCTTCCAGGTAAACCTGCTTTTGTTGCAGCGTCTAAGGCTGTAGTAATAGCTTGTTTTAATGTACTCTTTTCGTTTAAATCAAACTCTATTGAATCAACAACAGTGTCTCCATTCATTACATCTATTTTTGTACCGTTTGTTACAAAAGAAATATCTCCTCCTTGATTAGCACCTTGACCTTTTGCAAGCTCTGCAAATGCACTTTTAAGAGAATCTCCCATTTGATCTATTTCCCTAGTATTAGCACCATTCCAATCCCAATTTGCTTCAAGATCACTAAATCCTTCAGAATTCATTACAAACTCAACAGCAGATACTGCATCTTTACCTTCACCTATTGCACTATTTGCAGTAACTTCAGGAATCTCTGCAACCTCTACATTCTCTGTAGTCTCAAAAGCCATATTTCTGTCTCCTGCAGCATTAAAAGTACCTGTTGGTGAATAATTATTAGCTTTAATTGAACTATAGTTTTTTCTAGCCTCTGAAACAGAACTATTGTCGTCACGTCCTTTAAACAATTCGTACATCTTATCTTCGTACTCTGCTTTAGATATAGGAAGATACTTAGGTACATAACCTGCATCACCTTCTTTCAGTCCTTCTTGTTTATCTTCTTCCCATTTAGGGTTTTCAGTTTGTAAAGTAATTTTAAATTCTGCAAATTTTCCATCTCCTTTATCTACATTATATGTTTGAGAAACCACAGTGTCACCGTCTTTTATAGCTTCAGTTTCATTAAATTTAAACTTACTACTAATCATAAGGTTTTCTATTGCATTTTTAACATCATCAGATTTACCATCATAACTTCTAGTTATTTGTTTAAACAGATCTACACCTTTATTTTTTCTATCTCGAGATTTTACCTTACTATCTCTATAAGGATCAAACTGTTTTATAGCTACACCATCAACAACTTTAATACCTAGCTGCCCGTCAATAGTGGCTCTTACAATTCCTGATGCTGCTGCCTTGTGCTTGTCTGTTGTTTGAACAACAATACCATCACCCTCTACTTTTGATCCTATATATTTAGGAGCTTCAATATTTTCATATATTGGTTTTCCATTAGAGTCATATCCAGTTAGAACACTAACTGATACAGTTTCATTCATATCAATTTTTGTCCCGTCAACTATTCCGCTTGCAGTTTGACTAGGGTCTAATTGATAGAATTCACCACCATAATTATCGGTCAATGCGCTTGAAACCGCTCTGTTATTAGGTAATGTTTTTTTTATAAAAGTATCTTGGTATCTAGTAAAACTAGGATTACGTCTAATATTATCCTCCTTACTACTTCCCTTTATATATCCTGGATGATTTGTTGAAACTTGATAAGAAGCTATAACGTCCTTACCAAAAGCTTTTTCTACAGAACTAATTACATCTGTTTTTTGCCATCTTGAATTTTCTTTATTTAATAAAGCCATTACACTTGTTCCACTGATATTTTTATTTATCACTGGATTACCATCTGCATCTAGCACTCTTTTTTGAACACCAGTCTCTTTATCAAACACTGTTTCATAAACCTCAACAACACCCATACCATCTTCACCAGATCTTACTCTAGTATTGTTTAAGTCACCTATAATACTTTGGTATCTTTGAAAAGCAGCTTCGCCTGCTCCCGCAACTGGAGGAATAAAAACTCCTTTTTCATTAGTATAACCTTCTGCTCTTCTTATTGTTTCTTCTAATTCTTTTCCAGCAGCATCAGCTCTTCCTTTTACAGCTTGCCAAGTTTGTTTTTGATTGTTTTTAAATATATTGTAATCTCTTACAGCAAACTGCCCTCCTAAGCCAGAGGTTACTATTTCTTGCTTGTCATAAGAGTCTTGTATAAATCCATCTAATTGACTAAGAGTCCAGTTGGCTAATGTAGTACTAGTTGGTATATCACCTAACTTAATACTTTTTCCTGAAGAACTTTTATCTTTTGTAGCTCCAGCTGCTTCTGCCTCTGCTCTTAAAGCTCTAAGGTCTCTTATGTCTGAGGCACTTTCTTCTTTAAATTTTTGACGAGTTTCTCTTTTAGCTTGTACATCAGCATCAATACCACTAAAAAGCCCTTGAAGACCTGTAGCTAAATCTTGACTCGGCACTCCTTTATTGCTTAATAAACCTTTCTCTAGTTTTAATTTTGCAATATCTAATCTATCCGCCATATAATTAGTTTTTCTTTTTAAACAAATTACTTATAAATTCTGAAATAGATACTCCAGCTGCCTTAGCTTGTTTTTCTAACTCTGCCATATTTTCAGCAGAAAATATATCACTTGTTAATTTACCAGCTCCAGACTCATCAAAGTCTTTACCATCACCAATACCTGTAAAAGAAGATAGTCCACTTGCTATATTTTTACCTACATCTCCTAAAGAACTCAAAACTTTTCCAACCCCAGTTTTTGGAGCTGTTCCATCCTTAATCATTATCTTAGCTTGAGACAAAGCGTCTGTTTCAGTTAAAGTAGGATCATCTTTCATTAGCTGTTTAGCAACGCCTCCTTCTTTTGATTTGAAAGCAGGAGCTAAAGCACTAAAAGCACTTACTCCAGCGCTGACTAAATCTTGTGTTCCTGATGCTGATAAAGCATCTGCATTTGCCTGCATTGCATCTGCTTCAAGTGATTTTTCTATAGCTCTTTCATCTTTCATTCCCGAAACTAACTCACCTTTTCTGTTACCTTCTTTGGCAGTTTGTAAATCTAAATCCATTTGAATTTTAGCCATAGTATCTCTTGCCTCTGTTCTAGCTGCATCTTGCGTGGCTTTTATTTTACCTGCTGTAGCAGCTACTCCTCTCTGGTCTCCCTCAGCAGCAGCTTCTAGTATTGTTGAACCGTCTAATGTTTGTAATTCGTTAGCGGTGTCAAATATCTGCATAGGTACTTGAACAGCCTCTAATCTGTTTTGTTCTAAATCCGCAAGAGCTTGTCTTTCTAATTCCAAAGCTTCTTCCTCTAGTCTACCCGCTTCTCTACTTTGACTTTTTGCAGCATCAATAGCTGAAAAACCTTTGTAAGCCATTGACCCTACCGCTAAAATCGCTGATGTTACTGCTGCCATATTATAATATTTTAATCATTTCTTTGTTATATTGACCAGCCTCTAAGTAACCTTCTTCTTTATATACTTTTATAAGACTGTCCGACTTAATTAATGCGTAAGCATACTTACATTTACTTTTCTTTAACACCACCGTTAAAGAACTTATAAGCTTTTTAAGACCTTCTTTTCTTTTTACCTTATCTTTATAATTAAAGTTAGAGATAATCCAGTCACACCACCCTACTTTTGAGTTGGTTACATAAACAAAACCCGCACAAACAGGAATCTCTCCATCATAAACCATATACCCACCCATTCCATTTTCTGGTAAAAAATCTTTAGGTGGAGCTTTCCATCTCCAATCTCCCCACCAATTTACTAAAATTTTATCGTAATCAGTTGAGCTTAATTTTTTTATTATAAATCCCATTTGAGCAAAGATACAAAATCTATGGATAACTTTTAAAGACCTGACTATTGACAGAAAACAATTCTGTTGCTGTGGTATTAGAATTAGTTAAAGTAAACTCTAAATAATATCCTAACATACCAAAAGACTCTGCCACTGGGTCTTTTAAATACACTATACTATCACCGCCTATTGCATTAGCAACAGGATTGAGAACTGTAACAGTTCTTCTATCTTCTGAAATTGATGTTACAGGACCTAATTCTACTAAAGCTCCAGAATCAATTTTATATGCTGTTGCACCTATATTAAGTATGGAGTCAACAGAAAAATTAAATTCAATAGCTAAAGGTGGAGCAGCAACACTTCCCGTTACATTTGCACAAGTACCTATTCCTTGTGTTGATCTAAGATTTAAGTTTTCTTGATTTTGATTGTATCTTATAAAACTAAAATAAGAGCTTTCTTTTAAAGAAAAGTAAGAACTTGCTATACTACCTTGCTGTAAATCTGTTGTAAAAGTTGCATCCCAGCTAGAATCAGATTCTAATTCTATAGTTTTAAAAACTTTTGTTTGAAGTGGCTGATCGTTTAAAACACTTGTTATAGATGAATTATACTGAACACCATAATAGTTGTTTCTTATAGAGTTAGTGTTATGTCTATACATATCACCACCCTTAAAAGTGTAAAGATATTGATTCATACCCATAATAAAATCAGGGTAATAACTATAAAATGACGCCCATCCTTGTACGTCTTGACTATGTGTTAGTGTATAGTTTGGCATATTTTTATTTTAAGGTATTGAACAAGAACTACAATTACTATAAGGTCCGTTTCCACTATTACCTCCCTCGTCTATTTTAGAGTTTGGAGGAGTTGAAGATATACTTATTATTGTGGCGCAAGCAACAGCTCCCGATGGAGACTGTCTTACCCAGACAACATCTCCAACACTATATCCATATTGTAAAACAATTAAGTTGTTGTTTAAATAACCGTCTTGTTGATCTAAATAATAGTATACAGAACCACTGTTACAATCTTGAGCTTTCCAAGAGTTTGTACCTCCACAAGGAGAACAAGGATTTTGAGCCGCTAACACACTAGATGACATTTCTCTGTATGTATTACCAGTTGGGTCTTTATAAAAACCATCAGCTGCAATTGTTCCTGAAGTATCTGAATATATGCTACTTGTAGTTAGTAACGTAGTACCATAATCTACATAATATGTGCCACTTGAAGGCAAATTACAACATACGTCTACTGCTGAAATAGAGCTAAAGGCTAGTGTTCTAGATGTATAACAACTTGAACAAGATTGTAAAGATCCTAAAACGCTACTGCTTATTTGTCTAAACTGGCTACCACCTGGCTCACTATAAAATCCATCTGGAGCAACGTTTGTTAAGTTTACATCCGTATAAATATTTGTAGTATTTGCGAAAGTAGATCCAGTTGGATAATAATACTGTGATGGTGTTTGTGTTAAACAGCATAAGTCACTAGAACTACTAGCTGCATAATCTAACGAATCAAAAGTAAAACAATCAGAACATACACTAGAACTTAATAAAGCTCCAGAAACCTGTTGTCTGTATTGACCACCAGATTGATAATAACCATCAGCAGATTTTACTGTTAAGTTCACGTTATCATAAACCGCAGTTGCAGTTAAAAAACTCACAGAATCAATATATTTATTTACTAAACTCATATTATTTATTATTTATGGACAACATTCGTCATAACTAAAATTAAATGTAAAACTTTGACCTGAACCTCCTGAATAAACTAAATCAGTTACCACGCAAGGACTAGATAAATTATTACCCGTTGTAAGGTAATTTCTCATACCAATAGAACCGTAATTACCATTATTATTATTTTGAGTATTTCTAAGTTCTAAGGTATTTGCTCCCCCTACTACAAAGTTAGGATCAAATCTGTATGTTACCATATTGTTTAAAGGACATACAAAATCTGAACTTGTAATTGTTGCAGAAGTATTTGTAGTCGCAATAAATACAGAACCAACTTGAGAGTTAGCATTTAAGTCTAACGCTCCTATGTAATTATTGTTCAGGTAAACATCGAAGTTATCATCTTTAGCTGAATTACTATTACATACCTGGAACACTAAAGTTCTATCTGGACAAACAGGAGCATCAGTACCACAATCACAACAAGACCCTTCAGAGCTTGTAGCATTGTAACACAATTCAATTGGTGTAGCTACTCTATAATCCCAAACTAAATATAAATAGTCATCATTTGATGCATTAGTGTACGTAAAGCTTGATTGATAAGTGTTACCACCTACATTAGTAATTGGTGTTGCAGTATTTAATAAAGGTATTAATGTGTTTACATCAGCTTCATTATAATTTGTATTAGAAACTAAATACTTTAACTTATCAGATAATGGATCAAACGGAAATGTATCTCCACTTAACTGTCTGTTTTGCATAGTAACTGTTGCTCCATCAGGTGGTATTGTACCAAATGAAGAAGGACCAGTTTGAGACTCAAATAAAGAAACTCCATCCTCTTCTAAAATAACATTGTCACTTTGATAAGGGCTTATTGTAGTCCCATCAGACCACCTGTATCTTACACTTGAAGACAGGGCTGCATCTCCTGAAGAATTTATTACTATTCTTTTTACTGTTAAATTTTCTGTTTGAGGACACCCTATTTGTAAAGAATAAGTTGCAGCTGTTGGTGTCACAGTAACCTGTGCAGTTGTTGGAAAAGATTGACCTTTATTCCAGGTAACAGTTCCAGAACCGCTAATTGTTTGGTTAACAACACTAACCCCATTATAATTAACAAGAAGTGTTGCGCTTCCAGAATCAAAATTATAAACACAAGCTACATCACCTATTGTTGAAGTACAGTCTAAATTAAAAGACACAACCTCACTTGAATTGTTTTGTCTAAGTTCATACCCACAATCTCTTTCAGTAGGGATAACAGGTACTTGCTCATTGTTATTTGTTAAGACAAACTCATTCATATAAGGATCATATCCACCTAGTTTTTGTGTATTAAAGTTTTCTGTAAACAAATCTCTAAACCAACTACGCATACCTAAAGAAGATATTATTTGAAGCTTATCTGACTTTGCGCCTACACCACCTCTAATATTTATTACAGAGCTTCTTTTTGAATCTGTAAAATAAACATCGTAACCATAAGATGTAAAACTCTCAGGATTATTACTTATACCATACTCTTCTATTCTTGCTAACTGAGTTCCTAAAACCTCTGGAACAGATGTTATAGCTCCACCAGCAGCAGCATCAGAAAGTAAATTTTTTCCTACAAGTACATAAGATATTTTATCTTCCTGTAAAGTAAGTATGTCTGTTTGTCTTGAATGTAATTTTCTAATAGGACCGTAAGAACTTTCTAGTGTTTTAAAATTAGACAACCCTAAATTAAACTCATTGAGCTTATTTATATTAGACTCTTGATTATAGTTTCCACTATAAGTTATGTCACTAAATCGTAAAGATTCTTTATATTGTTCTTCAGATACTGAAGTAACTTTTTCTCCAATAGTAAAACTAGGAGTTGCTAGCGCATCTAAAACCCTATTTGATTCTACACCATTTCCAAAAGTAAAGCAATTGCTAAAAGTTAAATTTACTACAGCAGGTAAGCTCACTGTTTGGTCTTGATCTGTATCATTAGATCCTGATTGATGATAACCTCCAGATATATTAAACACCTGTTCATTTTCATAATAAAGCTCTGTATTTGCATCCTTTGCTTCAGTTTCAAAAACCATAAGAGTAGTTGCTCTTTGAACTACAATCTCTATGTTTCCATAAGAATTTCTTTTGTCTGGTGGATTACATTGAGGTGTTCCGTTCTGTCCAACTAGATACATTTTACCATTAGAAGCGTCTGTTTGAAAAGAGTAATAAGACTGACCACCACTTGCTAAAGAAGTAAAGTAAGGATATAAAGTACTAGGTTGATTTATATTATTTATAGTGCTATCAGATCCAGCTGACTGACCATTTGTCAAATCAATATTATCACCTTCAACAAAAGCATACATACTATCATAATCTTGACTAGCAGTAAACGTTTTGTCATATAAATACTGTCTACTACCACACCTACTACCTCTCTTGTATCTTTGCTCTCTTAATTTTATTTGAACAATACTACCCGCTGGTATAGAGTATGGAATATATAAATCTGTAGGTCCTGTAGTATCTGGATTTTCAATAGAAACATCATAACTAACAGCACAATAAGAACCTTTACATCCTTTTTCTCCGTAGTTTATAAAAGCATTTTCTGGAGAAGCAGCTGAAAAGTTACTTGGTCTAAGTTGCATATAGACTCCTGTTGGCTGACCACAAGTGTCATCAACTAAAGTTCCATCACTATTTCTATCACACAACCAATTTTCTACTTGACTACCATAATCAAGAACCTTTGTATTAACACATCTTAAAACAGGTCCATTAGTATCAGACTTAACTTTTAAGTTTTCGTTTAAAACAACTTTAGTTTTATTATCTCCTTCCAGCTTAAACCATACATTACCCGTTTCTTCTTCTTGAAAAAATATGTTTGAGTATACTGTTCTATATTCATCTTTAGATGGTTTTAAAACAAATTTATATTTGGTAGCCCAATAAGGTGGGTAACTATTTAAAGTAACTTTTATTGTGTTTTTTGTAATAGAATTATCACAAGGAACATATACAGTATTGTTTGTATCAACTAAAGCTGTACTTGCTCTTCCATAATCGTCTTCATATACAATACCTACTTCGTAATCTCTGTCACTATGTAAACTACTTTTAGATGAACTTAAACTATATAAAAATTCTGATTGAAGAACAGTAAAATATTCATATGCAAATATTCCTAAAGGAACAGCAGGAGATACGCTCACATCATATTTTTCATACTTAATAGCTTGAGCTGTCAAAGAAAACGTGTTACTCCCTGGCGTAGAACCTATAGACATTCCTTGGTTTGTTCCTGATAAACCAAAACCTATTTTGTACCAGCTTGTTTTTGGCACTACAGCACAGTTAATTAAGTCTGTAATAGATGTTCCACTTGTACATCCTGTTGTACAAAATGGAGGAAAACAAGTTGAGTCTGAGGGCGCAATAAATTCAGATATTGCAGCAATAAAACCTGGTGAAGTCACTAGGTCGTGTGCATTTGCATAGTCTTCTTGTAAATTATATAAAAATGTATTTTCAAATTGATTCAAAGGCTCTGTTCCATCAACATATTCTGACGCACCTGAAAATTGAGAATGACCTAAATTAAAGTCAATTCCTATTTGAGCGCCTGCTTTTAAATCATATCCAGAAATATCATAACTAGCAGTACCATTTATAACATTTACTGAACCATTTATAGAATAGTTAAAGTCACTATTTACAGATGATGTTTGATCAGATGATAAATTTTCTGTAACTAAATCTAATTCATAATCTAAGTAAACATCTTGACCATCAGAATTAGTTATATTATATCCATCAACATAGTTTCCATACATTAGCCTGTTGCCCATTAGTGTTTGTGCTTGAGCTATTCTTGGAACATTGTCAAACAATCTAATCATTTGAGCTTCAGGAAGTACTGTGTATATTTTTTGATTTGTAAACTGAAAGGTTTGCTCTACATTGTCTAACCACCCTTGATCAAGCTTGTTAAATCTCTCTATTACATTTACCGTTGTAAAGTTTGTTGATTTAAATAATAAATCTATTCCTTTAACATTTTTTGTTCCTGTATTAAATTTTACAATAACACTATTATATACGTTTTCCATACCTATATTGTCATAGGTAGAATAATCTAATTGAAACGGACCAGGTGAAAATGATATAGGTGAAAAAGGCGACATAGCCGAATACTCATTATCTTCATATTGGTATCGGTATGCAAAAGAAATCATAATTTCTTTCATATAATTTTCCCCACCACCCTGTTGAGTTGGTGTTAATGTAGGCGCAAATAATGGAGGCGCAACAATAACTCCTATATCTTGTTCTGTAATTTGATCAACGTCATTTATAGGATATTGATATGTTCTGTTAACATTTATCTTTCTAGGAGGATTTAAATTGTCTGTAAAAAACAATAAACCATCTATAAGATTAACACCTGTTATTAAATTTTTATTGTTAAAATTTAATATACTAGTCGATATTACGTGGTAAAATAAAGAATCATTTTTTGTATCGTATGAAACAATCATATCTACAACTCCAGTATTAGAAGTTCCATTAGATGGATCATTAACAAACCAATACATAGTCTCGTTACCTCCATCTTCATAAGCGCCAATACATTTAGCATCAGAGCCTAAAGCCTGACCTTCGTAAGTTAAAGTTGTTAACCTTGTGTTTCCTAGAGAGTTTTCTACAGCACCTATTTCTGTGTTTTCTGTAGATCCCAGTCTACAATTTTGAGCATCAATATATTCACCTTGAGGAACTAATCGTTCATCAACGCTCTTATTCATTCTCCCTTTTATAAAATTTCTTGTAAACTGTGGCATATTATTTCAACCATTTATCTTGACCCCTTAGATTCATTAACAATCTTCCTGGATGTATGTTACTTAATCGTATTTTTGCATTTCTTAATAAAGCTGTTTTTTCTTTTTTAGCCCTATTTATAATGTATTCTTGCACCCCGTATTTACTTGTTAATATAGCATATTTTATGTACGCATAAATAAAATCTTCAAATAGTTTATTTAAATTTATTTCAGAGTCTACGCCATTTTCCATACCATCTGAAACATACTCTAAAATAACTAGCTTATCTGCTGCTCCAGAACTAAAATTTATAACTCCTGAAGCTTTGTTAATTTTAAATGTAGGGTTTGAGTTAGCTGTTTCTGTATTAAGACCATAACGTTGTCCAACACTATAATCAAAATACCAAGACCCATCTATATTATAACCCATATTACCATCTTGACTGCTATTAGAATTTAAATAAAGACTTTTCTTTTGACCAGACATTCTATCTACATCTATAGTAGAATTTTCTGGCTTTAATATATTTCCATATTCATCAAATAATATTTTACAATCGTTTGCTTGTAAATAAGCATTACTCCAATTGGTTTGGATATTTTCTGTTAATGGCATAAGAACACCATTTTGATATATTGATATTCTAACCCAATTTACATAATCAGGAGGAAGTACATATCTTAATTGATCACAAACACTTAGTTCTAAAACCTTTATTTCTTTCATAGCATCGTAATTCAATTCTTGAATACCTCGCTTTGCGTGAAATAAAATATTATATTTCTCTACATTGTTTATTAGTTTGTCATTACCAACATACATTAGCATAAAGTTATTTACTATATCATCTAGTGATACAAATTGGTATGACCCCCAGTTTGAATTCGTGGGATTAACCCCTCCGTTTTCATAATATTGATAGTCTGTTATATATGCCATTTCTTATGATTGTTGTTGATTATCTTCTTGTTCTTGAATATTTCCAAATGTAGCTATATCATTCTCTCTTATTGATACACCTGCATATTGCAATATCTTATTTACTAAATTAGGTTCATCAGAATCAGGAAGTTCAAAATCTTGATAATCTGCCGCACCTTCATCAAAAACAGGCTCTCCAGCTGTTAATGTACTATATGTCCAGTTAGGATCTAATGGGTATCTTATATATTGTGATAAAATTTTACCAGCACCAGTTATGCTTTCAGGATATACAGTTATAGTATTTCCAATAGCGGTGCTAGTACCACCTCCTAAAACATAGGCAGGATACGAAGCACTTGGTGATGTTAAACTAGAAGAATTTAAATAAAATATTTTATTTTGAGAAACTCTTTCTATTTCTCTTATACCTGCTGTTGTTACAATAGTGTATGAATTACCTACTGTACTTGCAGTACCAAATGGATTTCCAGATAATGTTAATTGAGTCTCTGAATCCACACTAATCACATATGCACCAAATCCAGCGTATATACTGTTTACTGAAGTGTTTGATACAAATTGTCCAGGTTTTACAGTTCCTGTTGTAACGAAAGTAGCATTAGCATCAGTAAGCGTATTTAATCCAGCCGCTGTACTGGTAGATGAAAGTATAACGTTAGGGTAGTAGTTTACTTTATTTATCAAGTAGTAGTTTTCGGGAAGATTATATAAGTTGATACCATTATTAATTAAACCTCTTGTTTCAGAAAAACTATCGATAACCTCTACTAATCCTTTTAGTATATCTGCATATTCACTGCCAGAAACTCTGGCATTTTGCTTTATAATCCAACTATTATATTGATAAAAATAATCTTCAAAAATATCTAATTGAGCTTGCTTTGCATATAAATTAAAATCACTAGGAGTTATATATCCGTAATTGTTTTTATTCGCAATCGACAATACTGTTGCTCTTACTGTGTTAATCATTTCAAATTGTTATTTAAACAAAGATACGAAAAAAAAAAGAGGCTTCATTTTAGTGAAACCTCTATAACATTTAAACAATTAATTGCATTATTATGCAATACTTATTCGTCTAGTTTTTTTAATCTATTACTTAATAAAGTAAATACTGCCTGTCCTTCATCACTTTGAAAGAACGATGCCAATATAAATAAAGGATCTTCTCCGTAGGGAACAGTTAGTAGTTTTTTCTTGTTTTGTTTTAAATTATAATAAACATCTTTTTCATTTTTCATTATAATTAAATTGTTTGACAAAAATTGAGAACATTTATTCTGTAAAATTAATAAAGGATCGTTAAGAGATTCTAAAAAATCTTGAGGGTATCTTTTTGCAAATAACCTTATATCTCTTTTTAATTCTGCCGAACTAAGTTTGTCCACATTTAATCCAATTACAACCCTACCAATGGTTTCCATAAGCTCTACGCTTAATCCTTTAGCAGATACTTGAGCTTCAAGCTCCATATCTAAAGTGTCAACATCAGCAGTAGCATCAACCTCCTTATCTACTTCCATAAATAAATGTCCGTTAGATGGGTGTAATGATAAAAACTGTTGTAATACTGGATTTGTTTTAGGAACAAATAAAAACCCATCTTCAAATACGATAGGCTCTAGGATGGCGTTACCATCTTGCTCGTCCTCGAAAGGACTTTTTTGATTTCTTGCATAACGAAGCGCTCTGTTTACTCCCTTGTCTTCGTCAAAATACATTAAAGGTGATCGTCTGCTATTTCTAGCTGGTATCATTAAACTTAAAGGAGCAACATCTCCTTTTAATTTGTAAGTTTTATTAACTAAAACTATTTTTTTTGTGTTTTTCATTTGATTTAAATTAAAGTTTATAAAAGTAATAATTACCCCCGTCTTTATAACGAGGGTAAAAATTACAAATTGTTATCTTATCCTTTGAATAAGAAGAAGTTATTAGCACCTAAAGTACATAAAGCTCTTTCTGATAAGAAGTTTACTTCCATTGCATCTAAGCTAGAAGTAGCCGCTCCACCAGCAGAACCTGTAATCCAAGTTTTATAACGTCTGTCTTCAGTTTCTGAAGCTCTGTATCTAACGTGTAAGAATGGTCTCTTAGCGTTTTTACCAAGTACTTGGTCATAAACTGTAGTTGAACCAGCTGGTACTAAAATACCATTGATTTTTCCACCTACTAAACCACCTCTCATTGTTGGGTCATTTAAGTATTTCCAGTCAGACTTGTAAAAGTCATATCCTCTACGGAATCCTGTAAATCCTAAGTTCAATGCCATATCTTTGTCATTGTCAAAAAGACCATAAGAAGTACCATTTGCACCATAAGAGTTTTGAGAAGCTAACATATCATCAATATCAAATCCAAACTCTCTGTTTAAGAAAATAACATTTTCTTCAATAGATCCTTGTTTGTCTAATCTTTGGATAATAGAATCGAATTCAGCTAATGTACTTGGGTTTCCACCAGACCATACATTACCTCTGTTGTTTACTACATAGAATAAACCTTCAGATCCTTTGTTACCAACTCCTGAAGCTACACCTGCTGCAATTGCTGCAACACCACCACCTGCTGCTGCTGGAACTGCTTCCACCATAGCTGTTTCTAAGTAGTCTTCAAATCTTAATCTTGTTTCGTGTTCAGACTTTAAGTACCATAAGAAACCAGTTGCTCCGTTTTCTGTAGTTACCTCAATCCATCCAATTTGAGCCATATCAGATCCTGATACCGCATACTTATCTTTTATGATAATTGGTGAATTGCTGTAAATATCATCATCAGCTTCTAATTGACCTTGCATTCCGTTTGTTCCTTTTTGGAATTCAGAACCATATACAAATAAAGAAGTAACAACTGCTGCCGCTACTGCTTGACCTCCCGCTTCATAATAAGCTACAGTAATAGTTGCGTTAGCTGTATCTACTGCAGTAATTAATGCTTTGTTAGTTAAAACTGAAGCTGCTGTGTTATCAGAGATCATAATTGTTTGACCTACTCTTAAAGCGATTGATCCGCTTCCTGGCACTAATACGTCACCTATAGTTAATACTGCTGTGTTAGACCCTGCAGCTGCTGCTGAAACTACGTCTACATATTTAGTGTGTAATCTTCCTTGCTCTGCCCATTTGATAAGGTCAGAGTTAGAAGGCATTTCAGCACCTACCATTCTTAAGAATGATGCTACTGTTCTGTTTCCATATCTTTCAAATTCTTTTTCATAAGTATCTGGTAAATATTGATTTAAGAAATCAAAATTAGTGATATAGTTTGTTTGTAATACTACCTGCTCTGCACTAGGCTGTAGTGCGAAAGTAGGATTTGCTGCTATTGATCCTGCCATTTTAAAATTTTTTAATTGTTAATTATTTTTGTTTTTACTCCTTATTCGCAAACCTCTTCCTGAGTCTGTATTAACCGCTCTTGCTTGAAACCCTTGCTGTGGAGACGATTGAGGTGTTTGCCTCAAGCTCATATTGATGTTTTTACTTTTTTTCGAAACATCACCTATGGCATCTGCCTTGCCTTGCTCATAAAAATACTGAGCTAGTTTGTCTGGGTTCATTGCTGCGTTTAATGCTTTGTGCCAACCTTGTGCATCATTAACTAAACCATCTTCACCTATGTACTGATTTATAAAACTCTGTACATTGACTTGTTTTGACTTAATCTCATTTGCATCACCAGATGAATAAATTACATTTTTATCTCCAACCTTGAACTCAAAACCTTTGAACTCGGAGTTAAAAACCTCATCTGTTTTTTTCTGAAAGTACTCAGACTTTCTTTTGTTGGACTCTACTTCAGTTTGAGCCTTTTGAACATATTCCTTGTAAGCATTGATTTCTTTAAGTTGTTCTTCCGAATACGAACCCCCACTTGACTCAAGAGGAGTTTTATATGTTTCCGATAGCTTACTTAAATATTTCTTAGCTATTGCAAGTTCTCTTTTTTTAGATATATTTTTTTTCTTTATATCTCTATCATCATCCACTTCTTCATCATATCCAAACTTATCTTCCATAAGATATTGAATATCTTCAGAATCTAAATCTGATTCAGTTAATGAGTAATACTCTTTTAATATTTGATCATCTTCTAAATTATCATAGCTTTTATTGGCTTTAATAAAATCTTCAAATCCTCTACCTGTTTCTTTTTTAAAATCTAGATACTTAGAAACCTCATCAGGTAATGGACTGTTTTTTTCTTGTTCAGAAAACAATTCATCTACTGAAGAAATATCTTTATTATATCTTTCTTTAATATAAGAAAGTACATCCTCGTCTTTTATTTCTGGCAAATCAGCAATATCCTGTTCTGCCTTATTTTCTTCTATTGTTGTTTCTTTTACAGTATTACTTATTTCTGAAACATTTTCATTGACATCAGATACTTTTAAACTTTCTTCGTGTTTATCTAAAAGATTCTGTTCAACTTCTTGTGTTGATTTCTCTTCTATAGGAGAAACCTCTTTTACTTGTTTGAATTCCATTTGATTTTATTTTTGTAAAGTTAACATTTATTTAAATATATTTTTTAATATTTATCTTGGTTCAAACTCCGCTAAATCAAAACCATCTAAGCTATCTTCCTTAGATTCGAAATTAACTGGAGCTAAATTATTTTTACGTTGTTGTATTAATTTTGATTGTTCAGTATTTGCTTGACTTATTCTCTCAGCTTTTGCAGTTTCTCTTTGATCCTCTCTTTTAGACATTGCTTCGACCTCAACTCCTTTAAGTTTCATCTGTAAGTCAAACTCTAATTTCATTAACTCTGACTTAATAGAAGCTTCTCCTTGCATTTTTTGTACTTGGAACTGCATATCACTTTGCTGTAACTGAACTTTTGCTTGAGTCTCTGCTTGCAGTTTTTGCATAGCTGCTTGTGCTGCCATTTGCTGAGATTGTTGATTTATTTGAGCTTGTTGTTGAGCTGCAGCTGCTTTTGCTTTTTCTTCAGCTTCTTGTTTTCTTTTTCTTTTTAATTTAAGAACTTGATTTGCAACCTTTAAATTTTTAATTTCCCTAATATCAATTGCATCTTCTAAATTTATAGAGTCTCTTTGTAATGCCATTTGAATATTTTTTTCCAACATAGCCTTTTCTTCTTCATCAGGAGTTACCTCTATAAAAATACCAAAATCACTTAAATATAAATTTGTTATTTCATTTAATACAGATACATTGTATTTACCAATTTGATTTATGAATTCTTCTCTAAAGTCAGCATATTCTAAAACATCAGCTATTCTTGATGATAATGCAGTTGCTAAATTTTGAGTAATACTTAAACCTGCTTGCAAAATATGTCTTGTAGCTGTATTACTATTTAATGCAGCCATTTTCTGTAATCCTACTAATGAGTTTTCATCTGGTAAGGATCCGTCTCTAGCTTCATTTAATCCTGAAACATCTCTCATCATATTTAAATAATGGTTATATGTACCTATTAAACTTTGTATTTTAGATTGACCAGAACTAGCTGTTAATTGTTGAATTGGAACTTTAGCTTGATTATAATCTCCATCTTGAGTATAGCTCCTACCTATAACAGAACCTGTTTGAAAATACATTCTCAATGCATCCTCTGGATTATAAGCAGCTCCATTACCAAGGTCAACTTCGTTTAATCCATCAGCATCTATAAAAACACCATCAGGGACAACCTTAGATAATACTTGTTGTAATTTTAAATGTGTAATCTGAATCAAATCAGCAAACGTAATCATACGTCTTACTAAAGATTCAACAACACCTTTATACATTCTAGGAGCGCAAGCTATATATTCTGGATATACATTTTGACTAGCTGATTGTGGTCGTGCCATATTTTCTGCCATCTCCCACTTTAGCATAATGTTAGTTCCCATAATCATAACTCCCTCATACCATACATCAATAGTTTTTGAAACTTTTTTAAATTTCCCCTCTTCCATCATTTCAACAGAAGGATTAAAATCATCTGTTTTTTCAATAACCTTTTCAGCACCTACATTATTAATTTTCTTTTTGTAAGTAAATGTGTTTGTGGTTTTGTAATTAAAAAACAAAACAGTAGCACTATCTTTACTAAATAAGCTATTATTATAAAACTGAGATGTATTGTGATAATCATACCAGCTTTGACTGTATTTAGAAATTTCTTCCATATCCTCTTTAGTAAGAGTTGGATCTATTTTCTTTAACTCAATTATTGGTAGTGTTTTAATTTCACCCCAATAAAAACAATCTTTAAAATGAGGATCTTCAGTATAGCTATAAACTAAATTAGCTGGATCAACATAATCTATCTTTATTCCATCACCAGGTAAAAAAGAATGTCTAGCTACAGATATACCTAAAACTGTTTGATCGTAATCTAAACGTCTTTTAATTTCTAAATACCTATTTTCTTCGAATACAGTATTTATAGCTTCTTCTTCTGCTATTTCTATTGATGGCTTATACTTCATCTGCATATGTAAAGCTAGCTCCTCACTATCGTTAGGTAGCTCATCTACATTACTAGAAAAAGCATTAACATCAAAATCTTTATTTACTTGAGTAATTAATTCTTTAGAAGCCATATCAGCAGCTATCATACGCTGATACTCATTTCTTCTATCCATAGACATAGCATCTTGTGCATATGCTTTTACTTGAAATATCCTATCTGACATTCCATTAACAACAATATCTACAAACTTTGGTATTATAGGTACAGGAGTCCAGTCAAGGTTTAAGTAACTTAAATCACCATCTACTGCTAATTCGTTTTTATACTTAGATACAGACTGTTCGCCTCTAGCATAAAGTCTTAGTCTATGAAAGTCACCCCATTGATTATAAAATCTATTTGTGTTTCCGTCTTTTCTAAACCACTCGTACTGTATGGCTTGCCCTATTTGTAATCCAAACTCTAGAGTTTTCTTTGTTGAATCAGAAACGAACTGACTTGGAAAACCCATAGGATTAATGTCTATTTTTACATCTTGCATTTACCTTATAATTTTGCTGTAACTTCCCTTATTGTCATATCTTGCAAAGTTAAACTTTATTTTTGACTCTTTTTTAACGGCTTGATACAAATGCTTTTGTATAGCCATTAATGCTAACCCAGAACTAATAGTTGCATCAAACTTAGTTCTATTGTTAATATCAAACCTTGCCCAATCCTCTAAAGTACGACTAAAATACATATTTCCAATTAAATCAGGGTCTCTATAATCTCCACTAAAATCAATTCCTACATATTTTTCTATGTAAGACTCTATAGACGCAGCGTGAGATTGTTTAACATCTTCGCTTGAATTTGGTATACCTCCTAGTTCTTTTTCAGTTCTAGATAATTTATTATATGCTTTATCAGGTCTATTAATACTATAGCCTCTATAACCTCTATTTTTAAAATGATATAATAATCTAGGTTTATTATTTTCAACTAAAATAGGCATACCATAAAAAACACAAGCCATTAATACTTCTTCAAAAAAAATTTCAGCAGTTTGAGGACGAGCCACATATTCTAAAAAAAACTCATTACTAGGAGCATCATCCATATTAAACCTAGTAACTCCGTGAAGAGCGCCATTAGATCCTCCACCACCTACAGTTCCTGATATGTCATAACTATCACAACCAAATGCACCTATATGATCATTACCTGGGTATTTTCTGCCGTTCTTAATATAACTATTATTTTGCAATTGTTTTTTAGGCGTCCAAGAAATTAAAAACCTACCTCTAGTATCTGGACTCCATAAAACTTCTCCATCTTTAATTCCATTCTTCCAACTAAAATTACCTCTAGTTAAAAATCTGTCTTTTATTAAAGAATCATTGTAATCTATTTGCTGATATATTTTTGTTAAGTTAAACAAAGACTGTTTACTTTCATCTCTAAATGCGTGTGACTCTGTTCTTGGAAATTGTCTATAAAATTCATTTAACGCATCTGCATCATTTTTTAAAGAGTCTACCTCATTCTGCCAATAGGTAATAGCACCTTTAGTAATCATTTCCCCATCAATACCCAGCTTGGGTAATTTTGGGTTTTCTAAAACTGGCATACCATATATATCTATAAACCCCTCCATATTATACTCCATTGGGACAAAAAGTGAATATAACCCGCTTTTAGTTTGACCATTTGAGTTTCTTTGATTTGTTGAAGAATCGTTATATAGTTTTTTAAAGTTGTTACCACCTTTATCTAATGCGTTAGATGTAGATCCCATCATACACTTTCCTATAATCTTGCTACCTAATCGTAAACAAGTTTTTGTTACCCTCCAGTTATTTAAAATATTACTTGGTTTTTCCCACTTACCACTTTCATCGTGAACAAGTAGTTTTAATTTTTCACCATCATAAGAGTTATCTCCTGTATTTTTCCAGTCAATAGTTGTATCTAATCCTTCTATTTGTTTTTCATCCTCTTCATACATATTTTTTTTAGTAATCTTAGAGGCTGGTACACGATAAGCTAATTCTGTTTTAGGCTTGTCCATACCATCTTGCACTGGTTTAAAAAAGAAAGGATAATTGTTAGATATAGGGACCACTTTATCTGTAAACATTTTTTTTGCATCAGCTCCTGTTTTAGATAAAATACCTATTCTAGAATCTTTAGATATTGTAGCTATATTAGCACATTCTTCACTACCCATATATGAGAATCCAGAACGTCTAATTTTTAAATAACATATGCCAAAACTTCTTTTGTCTGCTTTACAGGCTTCCCAATAAATATAAAAAATTCTATTTGCTTCCCTAAAATCTGGTAATCCAATATCAATTTTAGTCCACTGCAAGTACATATAATGAGAGCCAGTAATATAAGTAGGTTTACCATTATTCATAAACCAAAAACCTTCATCTCTTTTATCAAACTCCGACTCAATATATTCTACCCACTGATTTTTAAAATTAGGTGAGGTTTGATTCCATTGAAATATTGTTGGTATTTTTTTTAGCAAAGAAGGAACGTTAAAAGACTCCCAGTATTGTTCTGATTTAGTTTCAGACCTTTTATATATTTTCTTTGGTTTTTCAGGCAAGGCAATTGCCAGTCCGTTTATAGAAATAACATCTCCTATTTTTCCATTTTTAGATATAACAATAACATTATATTTTTCATTGTACCCATACTCCCAGTTTTTAGCTTTGTTTTTATTTGTAACAATACTTTTTGGTATGTAGTTAGGTAAATTTACATATAAGCTATTTTGATCTTCTTTCTGCAAATCCTTGAGATGTATTATTACTTGGTTTACTTATTCCTTCTATTAAGTTTTTTTCTTCCTCTATTCTAGTTAATATTTCAAAAGCATCAAATATTGCTAGCTTTTTTGTGGCTGCTGCATTTTTTAATTTATCAGCAGCTAACTCATCATCTTCTCCGTATTTAATAATATGTTCTTCAGCAACCTTTATAAGTTGCATAACAGCTTTTTCACCTGCTTTTATTATTTGTAATTTTATTTCTTTAACATCCATACTATAAAACCATCACTATATTGTTGGTAAACATTCTGTATAATTTTTCTTCTTCTACAATAAAAGGATATTCGCTTTCAGGCTCAAAACATACAGTGTCACCTTCTTTTAATCCTTTTTCTAATAGTTCAGAATTTATATATTTTATAATACCAGTTAGTGGTTCTTCTGTATTAGAACCTTTAATATAAGAATCTTTTTTTAATATTGGTTTAATCATTACATATTTAGAATGACATTTCCATTTATTTTTATGTTTGAACATAAAAAATTGATCTTCTTCTATAAAAAATAAATTGTCTTTAAAAAAACTTTTACCGCTTTTTTGACGACCTTTTATATCATTATAAAATTTAAAAACATTATGATGAACCAGTAAAATATCTCCTGGAATAATTTCTCCCTTGTAGTTTATGGGGGTACTAATAACTTTTGCAAACCTATTGGAAACGGTATGATCTTCTTTGGACGAACTCATTATTAAGTTCATATCCCCTATCTTTTTAATATTATCATACCTTCTTCCATTGTGTGGTTCTACAATGAAATAAAAAGGTGACTTCATTAGAAATTTATATTATATTCGATTGAAATTGGAATATTAGAATTAAATTCTTTCCATAATAAAATCTCATTAGATTTTTCAATCCAGATTTTATAAGAATCTAAGTTAACATCTTTTTGTATTAAATGGATTTTATAATTTCCTCCAAGAACTTCCTGTCCAGCTATATAATGCATAGCACTAGACTTATAGTCTGCCCCTATAGAAATTTTCCTTATGTCCATTTAATTAAAAAGTAGAGTCTAATTTTAATTTTCTGTAAGTAATATTTATGTAAAGAGTACCGTCTCCAGTTGTAGCATTTCCACCTGATAAGGTTATCGGTGTGTCAGCAGCTAATATACCGCTAACAGGCTGAATTTTATATACTATATCTGATGCTGAATTTAATATTGATTGAGGTATTGTACCAGCAACATAAGATCCTATTTTTAAACTAGCATCAGACGAAAAGTCAAATACTACCGAATTAAAATCCATAAAAACAGAAACATTTGTAATATCATAAGTATAACCCGCACCAGGTGAGGCTACAATAGTATATGGAGTAGATAACACTTGCAAATTAGCTGCTGAAACCGATACACTAACTTTAACTGTATCTACACCTAAATAAGATTGTAGGTTACTTATAGAACAGTTTTTTGTTGCGTTGTCATTTTCAGCATCAGTCAATATAAAATAATCGGCACCATCTGGAGCTATTATTGGATATGATGATGTGTTGCTAATTCTTGCCATAAATATTATTATTTACTCTTTATTGTTTTCTTTTTTTACTTCTTCAGCATCTTTTACTAACCCAGTTGCTAAATCAATTACTGAATTAGCTCCGTACTTGTCTGCTAATTCTTTTTCTACTGAAGAAAATTTTTCTCTTATAGAGTCCAAATCTTTAGTAAACAAAACTTGTTGATAAACTGAATCAGCTAATTTTAATTTTACTTGAGTAAATTCTTGATTAAGAGCTTGTAAATTTTCTAACTCTTCTTTTGTTAAGTTTTTTGACATTTTAGATTATTTTAGATTAAATTTATATACAAATATAATAAATATTATTTACTCATCGTCAACAACTTCTGCTTCTTCTTCTGCTTCTGGCTCTGGTGGAGCAGGAGGAGGGGTAGGCGGTTGTGGATTCATCCAAGTAAAATACAAATCTTCATTTACTGGTGTAATTTGAGACTCTATACTTGCAGATATATTAGCTTGAATTGCAGGAATATCCAATGATCCCTCTAACCATCCGATAACTACGTTCTCAAAAGCTTCTGTATCTTCGTAAGGTACAAAAGGCTCGCCTGCTACATACGTATAGCTTTGCGTTCCTATGTTTGTTGAAGAATACGTTTTACCTCCAGACTCTTCAGAGCCAGTATATCTGTAATGCACTGTGTAAATTACATTATCTTGTCCTTCTGATTGAATGTGAGCGTTCATTTGTGGGATATCCCATTTATAAATAATTGCCATTGATTTTTTTTTAAATTAATTAATTTGTACAAATATACAAATTTTAATTATACATTAAGGAGAGCATATTCCGACACTTGCAACAACTCCACTCCCTCCTGTTATTCTATAATAACCTAATATATTAGAGCCACTTCCAACTGTGTAATACCCGTTTCCAGTTGTTGTTGTTCCCGCAGCATTATCATAAACAGTGTCTCCTGTAGTTGGGTTGGTGCCGCTGCCATCGTGATATTTTGTTGTGTTAACTGTTTGAGTACAAATAAACTTAGCGTCTGCTTGCCCTGAGCCAGAACTAAACGATGTTGTTGTTGTACAGTCTTTATCATAACCGTACCAGTCTGAAAATTTATATGGATAAGCTATAGGCATAATTTATACTTTTATGGGCAGCTACAGCTAGTTCCTGTTACTGCACCTGTTGTTGTGTTTGTTGATATTGCAGGACAATTACAAGTGCCTCCAAACCAAACTGTTCCTGATGGTCCTTCTATGAATCCACCTCCACCTGTATAAATAGCTCCGCTTACACTGCTATATATAATAGTTCCTGTTGTTACCGCTGTTAAAGCTACTGTTGTATATAATGTTATAATACTGCCTCCAGGACCGTAAATAGTAAAAGAATTGTATGTACCTCTATCTGCAGGATTTGGCGTACACCCAGTATTTACAGTTGGATAAGAATTACCAGAACCGTGAGAGTTTCCGCCATTTATCATATCGTACATAGAAATTGGACCAGTGATTGTTCCTGATCCCCAAGTACCATATAAAGCCTCTTGCGCTATGGATTCCATAGATAATGCTCCTGAAGTTGGTATTGCCATTACTTATTACAATTACAGTTATTTAACTTTAATTCCTCTATTTCAGCTTTTAGTTCTTTTATAGCTTCTAAAAGTATAGGTGTTATTCCTTGATACCTTAAAGATAAATTTCCTTTTTTATTTTCTCTAACTAGTTCTGGTAACACTTCTTGAACATCTTGAGCTATAAAACCTATATCTTTTTTTATTTCTAATATACTATCATTATCTTTCCAATCAAATGTAACACCTTGAAGTTTCATTGCTTTATCTAAAGCGCTTTCAATTGGCTTGATGTTTTCTTTATATTTTTTATCAGAAGGCGAACCGTAAGCTATTACATCTCCTTTTACTGTTAAATCTCCACCCCCAGTAGAACTTGCTTCTAATTCCATATAAGCAGTTCCATTAGTGCTAGTGTCAGCTGTCCATAAAAAACCATAATCATTAGCGTCTGTAACCCTAAATTCAGCTCTTTTTGAACCAGTAGTATTTGGTTTTAAAAACAGCTTGGCATTACCTGCTGTAGATGATTCAATAACAACTGTGGCACCGATTGCAGAAAATTTAGCTATTTCCCCACTAATAGTTCCATCTCTAACTTCTAGCTTATGCGATGGACTAGTTGTGCTAGTACCAATACCAACGTTACCAGAAGAGTCTATATGCAACCGATCACCCCCATTTGTTCTAAGCACCATTTTGTTGGTTCCGTGGTGATACCTTATATAGCCTGCGTTAACACTATCAGGATCGCCGAAAGCGATATACTGGTAAGTAGTATTAGGGCTAAATAATTGTAATCCAATATTTCCACTACCTTCAATAGTCACATCATCGTGATTTGAGTTTGGAATGTAAGTACCTCCACTACCTGTTTCTATATGTAGTTTTGATTGAGGAGCGCTATTTCCAATACCCACTTTACTA